AGATGAGCGCTAGTCTCGTGGGCTCGGAGATGTGTATAAGAGACAGGTTCTTATATTTGCATAGAGAAATTAATTAAGTAACATTTTTAAATTAGTCAATTATGAAAAAAGTAAATTTGAACAAGGTAACCGAGTTAATTAACAACCAAGTATCTAACTCATTGAAGGAAGTTAAGGCTTCTAAAACACAAAAGCCAAAAGAAACTAAAGAATCTAAGGCTAAGGAAGAACCCAAAGCAAAATTGGTAAAAACTACTACCAAGAAAGCTTCTACTAAAAAGGAAGAAGTTGTCAAGGAAGTTGCCAAACAACAGAAACCCAATATCATCGAACAAGTAATCTCCAATCGGGAAGTGAAATACATTTACCCAGATGATGTTACTGATACTCTTTCAAGAAAGAAATGGAGACAACAAACCCGTAATGAACTTCGTAAATTAGAAAGGGAAATGCTCCGAATCCAAGATCATAACTCTAAAGAATACAAGTCTGCCCAAAATAAATATATTACCTTCCAGAAAAAAGTATTGAAGGTAGATGAAGCAGTATAATTAATCCTTTGTTAACCTGGGACTGGGAATCATTTGAGGGCAATCAATATTCCCAGTCCCATATTTATTTTGGTTATGGACTATCGAATATTCTCCGATAAGGAGATGGAAAAACAGGAAAAGGACATGGTAGAACTTCACAAGAGATGTGTAAAGAATTACCTTGTTCAAAGATCTCTCAAACACGGAAAGATTAAAAAATTCTTTATCGTATACGATTATTATCTAGGCACTGAGAATATAAGAAATTACTTTTTCAGGCCTATAGATATGTTCGTAAAGTTTTTATTGTTGGGTAAACTTGAAGAAATAGAAGATTATGTCAAAGCTGATTCTAGAAAGAAGAAAAGAAAACATAAGAGAAATAAAAGTATGGTATCTTCAGAGTCAAAAACTATACGAAGAAAAAATGGTAGAGATAAATAAGACCAGCAAGGTTTTATTCTCTGGACCAGTATCTTCTATGGTTGCTTGTTGGAGAAATGCCTTGCTCTTAGTAAGAAGATCTTATAGGATATCGAAAGATTCTAGAATTTCTTTAAGAAACCTTCAACATAATACTAGGGATATTAATGCAGTAAATGACTTAGAATTAGGTCAAGGTGTCAAATTTATAATCATTGAATTATGTTTCGAGAAATAGTAAAAGATGTATATATCGGTAAATCACAACTGGGGATCTGGGTAAATGGGAAAAGGGTCCCCAAAGAAACTCTGGTAAAGGATATTGCCTTACCAACCTTACTGGGAAATAAATTGCCAGATTATGGTACCATAGGAAATTTTACCCAGTGGGAATTCGAAGTTAACCCAGGAGGCAATCACAAATTATTTATCACAGGTATACCCAAGAAAACTTATGACTTGGATTTATACCGATTAAAAGGGAGATTATGGTCATCCTATTACGAGGATGATAAAAGGGGATACTTATTTCAGGTATTACCCTATGATGTTAAACACTTAGAAACAGAGATATAATATAATGGAAACAAAAGATTACGTAAAGATATTTAGACTAGATCAAGAGAACTTCCAATTTAATAGATGGGAGTTTATGAATAAAATGGGAGAAGATTTACTAGAAGTATGCCAAAGGCAACAAAAGATAAACCCAGCAACTGGTCACATATATTATTCAGATTTTAAAAAGGTAGTAAAACACTTCGAGGATAAATTTAATGAAATCAGTCGGCAAAGTATAAGACCTTTATCCCAGAATTTATGGAAGGCATTCTTTGCAACTCAGGTAGTGCCCCTAAGAAAACTCTGGTACCCAGAAACACAAAAAAGGATAGAGGAAATGAAAAATAACTCTAGTGAACAAGACAAAAAATCCTCGAGAGGTAAAAAAGGCAATTATGGCAAAGGAAATCGTTGACCTTCATGGCAATATTTTTAAGGTAATTAAAGGTTGGGAATTTTATAACAAGGTTCCCAACCTTGAAGGAAATTATACCTGGATATTTACTAGGGATAGGATTACCGATACTCAATTCATTTTGGCTTTAAATGAAGAGCTCAATATAGCAATTGGTTATTGGTATTCTAATATTTATCAACTATACGTAGCTCGTCCTCTTAAAAGGATGGGATACGACGAATCTAAGGATATAAGAAAAGAATATTTGTATAATGGCAAAAGACAACATAAAAAGATTTCCTAGACCTATGGGAACTACTGCAATGGCAGCAGAATACCAAAAGAGTCAGAATCTTGAAGATTTACAAAAGGTATACAACTACATTATCAATCACTGGTTGATGGGTAATGGTATGCTATGTGGGATTATGTATGATATTAATACCTTCTCAACAAAGACAGGTATAGATATCAATTACATACGAGTATTTATGAGAGATAGATTATTGCAATCTAAGCTCTGGGATAAAGAAAGACAGGAAGAAATGCTACAAGCTCTATTGGGAGAACAAGTAGCATGGGCTTTAGAGGATAGAATGGAAATCTCCCATCAGGTAAATATCCTAAGAGAATCTCAGGGAGGACATTATACTCCATTCATATCTGCTGAATTGAATAAGGCTCTTAAGATGAAACTAGATTCTTCTACTTCATTGCAATCCATCATACGTACATTTATGGGTGGAGGAACTACCAATATCTTTAATCAATTTGGAGATACCCAGAATAATCAATTGAATCAGAACCAAGGTATATCAATAGAGGAAGCCAGAAAGATTATCCTAGAATCTCAAAGAGTAATGGACAAGCCACAGGAAGCCAAATTATTGGCAGATCACTATGATTTATCTTCTTTACCCGAGGTAGTTGCTACTAAGCAAGAGGGAATTGATACTACCAAAGAGGGCCTTACTTTGAATACTGCAGAGATGAGGCAAATTACCGATGATTACAAGGGAGCTATGGAACTCTCTTCAAGAGAACATCATGAATTAAGAAGAGAAATAGAAGCTAATATAGATCCCGAGGATCCAGACCCAGAAATAGATATGTATTTAGATGAAAAGCAATATGAAGAAAAAGAGCCTACATCAATAGCTGAACAATTCCTCAACAGGTAATCGAGGTTTATTGCATAATTAATTTATTATTCTTAAATTTGCATCAAAATAAATAATAAGATTATGGATAAAACCACATTAAAACAGCTTAAACCAGGTACACTATTCAGATTAAAAGACTCTGAATCCAGTCCAGTATGGGTAAGAGATCATTATGATAGGTCTTCTAAAACTTATGCTTGCCATAAATACGAAGACTACAATCATGAAGCTTTCTTCAAAGGAACCAGAACAGTATTCATTAATTTTACATATTAGACATTATGAACATCAAAAACCTATTCAACAGATTTCGTAAACGGGAACCAGAGTTAAGTTATTCCCTGAATCTTATCTACCTAGAAGATACTAAGGTAGTATTCAACCAGAATATACAATGTGCTAAAGACCTAGAGAATTACCTATCTGCCTATATGAGACTATTTGGCATGTATTCAGATAAGCCTTATGTACTAATCTATCAGGAATACAAAAGCAGATACTGGGTATATGACAAAGAACCTTACCTATTATACTACAAGGTACCCATTATAGTTAACCTTAGTAGAAAGCTATCAGGTAAATCAGACATGGTAATAACCAAAGAAAAATACCAAGCTGCTAAGGATTTAGTTCCAGCTCATGAAGTATCTGACAGATTTAAGATACCAGAATATATTACTGGAGTCTTTACAGATATCTGGTATAAATGCCAAGGATATATGGATACGGACCATGTTGGTTTAGAGGAGATACTGGAATTGATGCAACATAATTGGTTAAAGGAATTTGAATTGCTGGTATTCAAGAGGAATTACGATACAGATATGTTATTCCTTAATCATTCTCTTACCTATATCTTGGACCAGACAGAAGAAGAGGGCCGAAGAATATGTATTCAAAACATTATCGAACGTAACATAAATCAAGAAAATCAAGATGAAAACGAAACAATTTAACGTAAGCCAGTCTAGAATATATCCAGATATCAGGGATAAATATCTGGATTATATGGGAGAACAATATAATATGTTCATTTCGGATGATACTCTAAAGAATGATCTCAGAGAAATCCTTCGAAAGGGTACTAATAAAACTATCCATTTCAATATCCTAGAAAAGAACTCAGATCTCTTGGTATTTGAAACCTCTGAATACAGTAAGCTATTAGAGTTCACTAACCATTATCTCTGGGTATTCAGGCTAGTAAACGATAAATGGAATTTAATCCGATACAGAGTATAAATTCGAAAGGCAGACTAATCATCTGCCTTTCTTAGCGTTTACACACATCCTCAGCTTAGTATTCCAGAATTTGCATATATAAAATAAAGTAGTTATATTTGCATCAGAAAAAAGAAATTAATAACTATTTAAAATTTTAGACTTATGAAAAATAATGAAACCTTCCAAACCACACAACATTTAGACAAGTTAGTTACTAACTTAGGTCTTCAAATCCAAGAATTATTTTCCTTAGACTTAGAGGAAATCCTAAATTACAGCAACAATCTAATGAATCTATTAGTTAATGCCTATGTTGAAAACCAATGCTTAGCATTATCTGCAATGATATCTAAACAGGACGGATTTGCAATATACTCTTTCTTATTTCAAACTCCCGATACCTCTAATGGTGCTGCAGATGCTCTGGTAAACTTTGCCATGAACTTCACTGATGGAGAAGCTAATATCAAATCTATCAACAGAATATCTTCAAACATAATGCAAATTACCTTTACAGTATGACACCCATAAGAAGACTTTTAAATATCGTACAATTTGATCTAGCTGAGAAACTAAACTTGGCTAGATTAAGATGGTACCATCTTAATCATCAGGACCAATACCTTCAATCAGTAATCTATGGTAATCCTGATAACTGTACACTGTTCAGACTAAGGGAAGTACTTACTAATTTGCTTAGAGCTAACTTCTTAAATTACTACATATTAGCAGATACTCCTGAATCTCTATCTATTTCAATACAAGGTAATGCTATAATTACATTTGTGATAACTAAAGACAATTACATAACTTTTACAATAACGAAATTATGAGCACAACTCCATACCCAGGTCCAGATGAAGTAATTATACCTTCTCGTATATATTTCGATGATGGTAAGAGAATAGATGTTAAAGTATGGCCTAAGACCATTCAATTAACAGGTCCCACTAAGGATTTAAACAAGGTATTCAAAACCCTTGAAGAATATGATGATTGGTGGCATCAGTTTAAGAAAAAGAATCCAGATGCCTTCCGTAAAGATGCGAAATATGTAAAATCCCTTAATGGCCTTTTCCTTATCCAGAAAAGGCTCTATCAGATACCTAATAGAAGCCTCAGCTAAGTAATCAGGGATATTGCATATTTAAAAATAAAGTATTAAATTTGCATCAGAGAAAAGAAATATATTATTCATTTAAAATTTAGGCAGTCATGAACTTGAACAACATTACAACAGCCCTTAAAACCGGTATCACCATTTACCAATACGAACAATGGCAAAATACTGGTTCAGTCAACCTAATGCAAAAGGAATCTCATATGCTTTCCAAGGTTTGGCTTAAGACAAATATCCATAACCCAGATTCTTTGGATAAACCCTTTATCCAACTCTCTGCTACTTTTACTTCAGAATCTGATATCCAGGAATATAACGAATGGTTAGATGCTAACCAGTACAAGTTATATCCATTGCTACTGGATATCCTTAAGATATCACTAAAGGGTGATTTCCACAATTATGCCAATACTTCTAATATTCATTACGAAGGAGGGAAATTCCCAAGTATGCTTACCATTCAATTGTTTAACTTAGAATTCTAATGCTATGGAACCAATCATAACAGTAAACGAATATCCAATCGGATGGGAATGGCTAGACAACGTACCTCTAGAAGACTTTACCTGGCTAATTGAAATATTCAGTACCATGACTGATGACATATGTACTTATGACTTTGTATTCTATGGAGATTCAGAAACCCTACCAGGCCATCAGAAGAAGATATGCTCAGTAGACAAGATACCTTTAGCTAACTTCCTAAACGAAGACCAGGGCTATGAATCAGGTATATCCATGTACGGTCATTACATAGCATGTAAATCTCTAGATATATCTTCAGAAGAAGAATACATGAATCAATTAACTGATATAAAACTAATCTGTAACGAATTATGAGAACAGCATTATATTACATAGGACTAGGGCTTATCTTAGTCCTATTCCTTAATTCCTCTGGGCCTAACTTAGATACATTCATACCAGGCAATCCATGGGAACATTATTGCAAATATGAATTGCACAAGCATCCATTCCATACTAACGAGAAGGATTATAACTATTTCCTTGATACTTTTACTAGCACGGATAAATATGAACAAATAGTAGAGATATATGCTAACCCAAGGTAGATTTTTAATTTCATATCAGGTATTCGATAATATACCGATAAATAATAACGGACAAACGCATGTACGTGAAATACTAAATGATACTCAGGCCTTTACCCTCAATTATCGAACAGAACAGATAAGAGATTACCTCAAGTATCCTGGAGAGGAACTAATACCCGAACATCTACATATGATTAATGCCTTAAAAGAAATCCAGAACTATTGGAATCTTACTTCAGAAAAGGTTATCATAACAGATATCATACCCATTCCTCAACCATGATAATCCGGGTTTGCATATATAAAATAAAATAGTTATATTTGCAGAGTAAAAATTTAATTATTAACATTTTAATTTATAGATTTATGAATAATAATGAATTATTAAAAAAGTATGCCGGTATCTCAACCTGTATCCGCCGAACCTTTGCTTATCACTACGACCAAATCCAACGGGAAGTACAAACAGAGATTTCAACACTTGATCCAAAATTACAAGCACAATTCATGGACTTAGTAATTGAATACATGGAAGAAACCATGAACTGGCCAGAGCCTGATAATCAAGAAACATTCGAAAAACAAATTACTCGGATAATGCCATGAAAACAATTGCCTACATCATGAGTACCTATCACATAGGTACTCATAACTATAACTCAGATATCAGGGATGTACTCAAATCCTATATCATTGCCAGATACTATGGATGGGAACCAAAAGAGGAAGACCTAGAGAAACCAATAGAGATCCAAATCACATCCACCCGAGAAATACCCATAGAACAAAACAAAAGAGTCCAAACCAAAATCAAAGAGATAATATATAATAACCTATATGATACTCTAGTAGAAGAACTAAAAGACACCATCTCTAGGTTCAAAGCCCAGTACAATATCCAAGAGATAAATCCCTACATATCTGATATCCTTCAGAACCCAGAAGACCTAATATCCCGCTCCAACAATAAAGAATACAGATAAGAGAAGATATAACCCTAATATCACTATCATGAAAGATCTAATATACATACCACACCAGGATAAATGGAATGAACACTTCCCTAATCCGGGCAGTAACAAAAAGGATTACACTCTATACCTGAGTGATCCCCAAGCCCAGTATAATAAGTTACTCCGTACCCAACAGAAACTAAGAAACAAAAAGAAATGAATAATATACCAATCCCACAAGTACACCTACCTAACACAAAGATAAATAAAAAAGAATACCTAGAGCCCAGAACACTCTAGGTATTTCTGTGTACACAATTAATATACCCACCCATAAGAACCCACTCCCAACAAAGAAATATACAAATAATATATAACAAGGTACACAATAAACCTACCTATATCATATACACAATCTGAATATACACATATCACTAACTAAGATACAAATCCCCTATATCACAATCAATATATAATACATATAACTAATACTAACTTACCTTTCTTAGGCTCTTGGTTTATTCCTTTTCTGTGTACCAACGGGGGTTTTTCGAAAAAGTCAGGAACATACTCATAGATGGGGTTCTACTATACCAAACACTATAGCTCTCAAAATTTAAAGTACTAAATCCTTGAGGCCCCAAAGGCCATTTTAGGCAATAAAAATCACCATACATGGCCCCTAAATCACAGAAAAGCAAAAAGTACACTCTGGCAATAGTTTTTGAGATACGTATATGAGCCTTTTTGACACGTAGCTATTTTAGTAACGCCTATATATATAATATACTAATATGGGTGGGATTTAGATACGTATGTATTTTAGCTTCACACGTGTAATTGAAAAGTGTTCTGTTTGGCTAGTTTGTGTAATCTAGGATTTAGGTTGTGATTTTGTGTACCTAGACTCGGATTTTAATTGCCAAGAGGCTAGGATTTATATAAAAATTGTGTACCTAGAGGGACCATTTTAGGCTCAGATTTTATAAAACTAGGTACACAATTTATGCCATAAATGGCCTCGGATTTAATAAATTTCTAGGCAATCAAGGGGCCAATTTTAATTGCCATCCTAGTAATATTGTTGTTAATTGCATAAGTATTTATATTATGGTTATTTTAGATAATTCTAGGACATTAGGGGCCTTCGAAAGGCAATCAAGGATCTCAATAATACCCTGAACGAGAATATTGCGAATACTAATAATATTGCCCAGGCCTAACTAAGGTACCTGGGCTTTTCTATGTACATACCCAAGAGGCCATCTATAGACTTCATATAATTACCTAAGAGGTACTAGAGCTTTACTACACATATACTTACTAGCCTTATATAAGAACCCACTAGGCCTATCTATAGATCTTATAAGGCTTACCTAAGTACGCTAACTATCGACCATATATGGCCTTCAGGTATAGTCATGTAATATACAGATACTATATAGCCACTTAAAAGGCCCTCCGAAAATTCTCTAGAATCCTCTGGCCTTGTGGATTTGTTACGAGGGATTGCCAGAAGGATATAGTAAGGGAACCATAGATGGCCTTAATCTGTTATCATACAGGTATTATATAGCGGACAACGTACGGGCAATTTAGGACCTCCGCGAGGTTAATGAGTGGAAATTTGATAAAAATTTTTGATAATAGATAATGTACACGCAAATAATAAAATTTTTGAAATATGCAAATATTTTCTGAAAATTATTATTAAAATAATAAAATTCATTTTTAATTAAAATTTTTCTCGAATTATTTTGTAGATTAAAATAAAGTCCTTATCTTTGTAATGTCAGAAAGGGATAAGAGGTCTAAAATTTAATGAGAAAATTTTCAAAAAAAATCTTTGAAAATTTTGTAGATTAAAAAATAGTTCTTATATTTGCATAGAGAAATAAAAACAAAAACCTTTTCGAGTTTCTAATAAGACTTGAATTTTTATCGAAAAGGTTATAATAAAATAAATTCAAAAGTTCAAGCATTTTTATTATGGAAGAAAAAAAATTAAATTCAGTTGTTGAGAATGTAAATGTAGTTGAAAATTCTTCAAAAGAAAAAGTAAACAAAGTGAGTGCTAAAAAAGCTAAAGCACAAGCAAAAGCAAACAATATTCTTTATAAGGATATTCTAGCTAATTTGAATAAATCCACTGAGGGACTTTTAAAAACTTCTTTTGGAGTTAAAAAATCAGATATTTATAAAGAAGAAATTTTTTCAGAACTTTCGGACAAAGAAAAGAAAGTAGTTAGAAAAAAATTTAGAAATACAATTCTTTCTTTGTCTGAATCATTGGTTCAAGAAAAAGATAAAACACATTTAGAGAAGCTAAAAAAAGCGTTTTTAGATTTTTATAAGCAAGTTTACAAAGTAAATGATTTTTCACTTTCTTCTGTTTGTTCTGAAAATATGAAAGAAACAAACAAAGAAATTTTGAAAAAGGCTTTACAAATCGTGAAAAAATAAATTGTTTAATTAAGGAGCAATTTTAAAATTGCTCCTTATAAAATATGACTTATGAATTTTGTTTTAGAAATCTTATGTTGGATTTTTATTTTCACTATATTAAGTTTTCTTGCTTATGCATGGGATAAACAAGAAAATAAAAGAAAATAAAATTTTTTAAAAAGTAATAGGATGTTTGTCCCTTACTTTTTTTTTGACTTATTCTAAATAAGGGCTACCGTACCCCGCATTTAGTACCTGGTATTTTTAGGCTTTCGTATTAAGGGCATACCCAGAAAAGCCTTGAACATACTACACACAAAAATTTCTACACACGTTAAGGGCATACCAAGACACAACATACAAAGAAGCCAGAGAATAAAAACATCCCTGGCATTCAAAATCTTAATCCTTACCATACTCTTCCTTAATCCTTTCCAAATCCTTTAAAGCCAATTTCAAAATCTTAATCCTATGTGGGATATATTTCTTATAGTAAGGAAACCAATACCCAGATATACGATTCTCTCTATCAATCTTATCTATGGGAGTCTTCAACCATCGATTACCTCTTATAGTATGATACTCTCCATAACCTATGTGACTAAATCCTGAAGAAAACCAGAGATGGGTAATACCAAACCTTTCAGGTTTGAACCAGGGTTTAATTACACTATGCCAGAATTCATGGTTCTGATTATCGAATATCTTACACATCCCTAGGTTAGTTTCTGCATGTCTTAGGAAATCAATTACCTTGATTATCTCATGCTTCACTTTCTCATAGTTTTCGAATATCCTCATCTCTATGGTGAAGTTATTCTTTGCCTTTTCATCGATATTACTCATGATACTAATCCATATAAGAATATTATAAACCAAGCCACTAGGATAAAGATATAAGGGATTGCATACTTCTTAAATGGGTATCCTTCTATCCCATCATTAAGGGCATATATAAATACTATGGGCCATAGCAACATCATTAATGCTACTCCCAGTAATTTAAACCAAGTAAAGCCAAGGCATACTAGAGCATCAAAATTCATTGAGCTACCCTTATAATTACCGTGACTATCGAAGTGATAGTAGTTCTTAGGTTTTAATACTTGCTCAGATCCTAGGTAGGGTGGTAGGTCCTTTTTAATGAACCTACCCTTGCTATCTCTTGCCCTTTCTCTTAGGAGTTTGGGAGCAGATAAATCTTCGTCGTAATCTTTAATTCTAGCCATTGTTTTTCTTTTTAAAGAATATTAGGTAAATAGGAAATAAAGGTAATACTAACCAGATTGTAAGGAATAATAGGTGAGGTCTTAGCATCCTAATTTCTTGACATAACATCTTGGTTAGAAGTATAGAGGGGATTAGGCATATCCCATAGATTATGCCTAATATTATCCAAGTACTATTCATTGAGTTTTTCGATTAGTTTTTTAAGTTTCTTATCTAAGGTTATCACTTTCTCAAGAGTTTCATCATCCTTGTGTTTCCCGTTATCATCCAACCATTTTTTGATTGCCTCTAAGGATTTCTTAGATTGGTGATATGCAACAAAGGAATTGTACTTCTGTTCATTCTCTGTAGTACAAGGTAGGATTATTGCATTACCTTTCCCATCTAATCGAGTAAATTGACCCTCTAGATTTGTTGTTCTAGTAATTATTACCTTATTAGATAATATTGCAGTACCATTCTTTTTATCGATAGATACTACGTTTGCCTTTTCCATTAGGGTTTTGTCTTGGTAAATTACCGAGTTACCCTCTTTGAGTTTTATTACTTCTTTTTTCATATAAATAATGTATTTATTTCGTTATACAAATATACTATTTTATTTTTAAATATCAATCATTATTAAATAAATTCTGCAAATCTTCTGAGGTTATCCCATGCTGACGGTAGTAGTCGTATTCCCAAGGATTGAGAGGTTTGCAATTGACTGGGTATTCGTCTCTTAATTCGAAAGGCAAATAGCCAAGAAATTCTATACTGTTGAAATACTGTATCTTACCGTCAGTAAATAAGAAATATTTCAAGGGTCTATCGATTGCCTTACCGAAATTACTTCCTATTAATCTGATATCCTTGTTGGCAATGTAAACATGATACTTATCAGTTATCAAATATACCTGGGTATTCCAGGGTTTCTTCGATTCATCTAAGGTTTTCCTAAACCAATCAACCATAATCTGTTGTTTCTTTTCCATAACCATAATTAAATTATTTATTCATTGATAAATAGAACTCGATATACCTACCTAAGAAAGGCTACAAGCAATACTTTATCCTCTTTAATGTAAACTCTAAGAATTTATATTATGGATAAACTTACTAACGAATTAATTGCCAAGGTTGCAAACAAGTTAAACCTTGAACCAGCTCTGTTAAAGACAGTAACTGTAGTAGAATGTGGTAATCGAGACGGATTTTTACCCTCTGGTAGACCTCAAATTCTCTTCGAGGGTCATGTAATGTGGAAATATTTGAAGATAAAACTCGATGGAGAAGGTAAAAGAACCTATTTATACGATCTAGCCAAGAGAAATCCATCCTTAGTTTATCAAAAATGGACCAAAGAATTCTACTTAGGAGGTGAAGGAGAGTGGAAAAGACTCAAAGCAGCTCGTAAAATTGATGAAAACTGTGCTAATTTAGCTACTTCTTGGGGATTGGGACAGATTATGGGCTTCAATTATCAGCTTTGTGGATGTCAATCAGTGGATGAAATGATCCAAAAGATGTCTGAATCTCATGAAATGCAGCTAGAAATGATGTACCATTTCCTCTATAACTCCGGTTTAGTGAAGCATTTGAAGGCAAAAGACTGGGATGCCTTCGCTAAAGGATATAATGGTCCTGGTTACAAAGATAATAACTACGACCAAAAGCTAAGAAATACCTATGAAAACTTTAAAGACAAGCTATGAAAGTAATCTACAACAACCTTATACCTTTCAAGGGATACAAAGCTATCAACATCTTTGGTTTAGTGTTTGTAAGAAAGGGGGCTAAGTTTACTGAGGTGGATTATAACCATGAACATATACATTCAAAGCAAATGGCTGAGATGTTATGGGTATTTTTCTACCTTTGGTATGGAATCGAGTACTTAATCATCCTTTGTTTTGCTAAATGGAACAAGCAGAATGAAAGGTATCATGATGTAAGTTTTGAGGAAGAAGCTCATAATAATGATTCGAACCTGGATTATATTTCAACTAGGAAGCATTATGCTTGGTTCAAATACATAAAATTGAGAAGTTACAAGAAATGAAAGACTTAAAAGTACTGGGAGTATGTGGAGGGCAAGGAGCCCTCCTATTCCCTTTTAGAGATAAACTTATTGGAAATATAGAACCTCGTGGAGTATTCCATACCGGTAGAGAAGAACAGTGGAAAGCTAATTTCAAAGGCATACCTTTCTTAAAAGGGTATGAACTACCAGAAGATTGGCATCCAGATATCATATTATCTAGCCCTGATTGTGGTAGTTGCTCAGTAATGAGATTATCTAAATCTAAGACCCTAGGAGACCCTAAAAGTAATAAAAGTATACAACTAGTATTTCAAGCAATTCAATATTACGAACCTGCTCTCTTTCTTATAGAAAACCTACCAAGATTGCTATCCCTCATTTCTAAAGAAATGTTAACGGATTTCTTTAAGAACTATAAACTTATTTTTCACGAAAGAAGCGTTTCTGACTTCGGAAACTCCCAAGTATCAAGAAAAAGATTAGTAATTATCGGAGTTCATTTAGACAAGGGAAAAGAGTATTTGGATTCTTTTAATGAAGTATTCCAAGTAAATACTCCAAAACTTACTAGAGATTTACTAGTACAAGCCCCACAGGAAGCTTTAATTCCATTCTCTGATAAAGTTTTAGCCATGTATGATTATCGGAAATTACCTGAAAAGAAAAATCTTACAGTCAGACAAGTAAGACAACTTTGGACTCATGATTTCAAGGATGAAAAGAAATGGCCTATTAAAACTGCTAAGATGAGTACTCTCCCGGGAGTATATCGATTGGAAGATGATAAACCACCTTTAACACTCAGACCCTCAGATAGGCAATTTAGACCTGATGGGTATCCTTTGGGTATTTATGATTTCAAGGCAATTATGGGATTCCCTGAAAATTACCGAGTATTTATTCGAGGATTTGCAACTTGGGATCCTAAGACTTATCATTACTGGTTAAATAAAGCTAGGTATACCTTGAGCAAAGGGTCAGTATATGAAGTAGGATTATGGTTTAAGAAATGCCTTAATTTCAAGTGAATCCCCCCTATATAAATCTAATAGGCTTTTAAAGGGTATTGGAATAAGGAATATTGGAATAAGGAATACTGATATAAGAATCAATCAGGAAAAGGGATTGTTAAGGGAAAAACAAAGCCAGTTTCGTAACTGATTGAATTTGAATTAGTTGGCTTATGCCAGACTTGGCAAATGAATGCCAAGCACCTGATATAGAGTGAGTTGACTATTATGAATTGAAACCGAAAAACTCAAGTAACAATGAACAAAGAAACTTTATACAGAACAGAGATATTACCGAAAAATCTGAAGAGTATGTTTAATCTCTTAGCAACTCTTTATAATCGAGTTGTAAAGAGTCACAAGGGAAAAATCAGAATGAGTATTACTCAAGATTCAAAAGGGATTGATATTCGATTTAGAATTCCGACTACTGACTTCAGTAATAATTTCAAAGTAATTTTGGGAGTAATAATCGATAGATACAAAACAAAAGATGCCTATCTCAGATCAAAAGATGAAGAAGCTTAAAGTTGCCATGATAGTCCTTTTACTAGGATTTACTATTTACCTTTGCTTCAGGAATTACAAACTGAATCAACAACTCAGTATGTTACCTGATAAAGAGATCATTCAACATACTGATACAATTTATTTGAGGAAAGATTTCCTGCCAATTTCCTACGATAATTTACTTAACCCAAGTAGAATCCTTCTTTACAATTATCAGAATTGGGATAAGCCGCCTATTCATGCCGCTAATAAACCTGATTCTATAATCTCAGAGAAGGATTCTCTTGTTCAATTAGTAATCGATAAGAATCAACTTACATTGAGTTTCCTTAATCAAAACTCAGGAATTTATTCTAGTAGGTTATTCAATATCGACCCTAATAACTACAAGTATTCTTGGTATAACGGAAAACTTACCACACAAGAAATTAAATCTAGAATAAGATTAGTTCCTTATGTTTATGGTAAGTACCGACCCTTTAACAATCTATGGGATTTGGGAACAGGAATTTCAATCGAGACTAAGAGATTTAATTACAAACTGGGGATAAACAGTTTTTATTACCCAAGATATTTCTCAGGTATCAAAACTGATTTAGAACTGGTAGTAACTTATAAATTTTAGATTTTATGGCAAAGAAGATACAGGAAACACCCACTAACCTTACAAGAGAAGAATTATCTAATCTATCTAGGGTTACAACGGATGTTTTCTTTTTCAGTCTTTTTTGTTATGTGATACATCCAGTGAGAGGAAAGGTTCGATTTGAATTATATCCGTATCAAAAAGCCGTACTATACCAATTTATACTCCAGAGATTCAATATCTTGTTAAAGTTCAGGCAAGCGGGTATTACAGAACTTATATCTATGTACTGCTTATGGCTGGCATCATATCATCCTAATAAGAAGATAAACATTATCTCCATTAAGGATACAACAGCTAAGAAGGTACTTAAGAAGATTAAGTTCATGTATAAGAATCTTCCATGGTATATGCAAACCCCGATCATTAACGGAAGAACTGGAGAATTTGGTTCTGCCTCTATGATTGAATTTGATAATGGTTCATTCATAGAATCCATTCCAACATCTTCCGAAGCCGGTCGTTCAGAATCTCTTTCTCTCCTGGTAATTGATGAGGCTGCAATCGTTCGGTGGGCTTCAGCTATTTGGGCAGCTGCCTTCCCTACGCTTTCCACCGGAGGTTCAGCCATCATCAATTCTACTCCATACGGTATGGGTAATTTTTACCATTCAACATGGGTAGATGCTATAGCTGGAGGTAATCCTTTCAATGCTATTCGATTATATTGGCAGATGCACCCAGAACGGGATCAATCTTGGTATGACCAGATGGCTTCTGCATTGGGTCCAAAAAGAACTGCACAAGAAATCGATGGAGACTTTCTTTCTTCAGGTAATACAGTATTTGATATGGCAGATATCAAGGCTATCGAAGATTGCTTAAGTGATTATCCAGTTTTAAAATATCGTTTCAATCGTCAGTATAGACAATTCAACGAACCAGATCCAAATAAACAGTACTTTATCGGTGCAGACGTTGCAACAGGTAGAGGCTCAGACTATTCTTCTTTCACTTGTATGGACAAGCTGGGAGAAGAACAAGTTGTGTATAAGGGAAGAATGGCAGTAGATAAATATGCTAGGTTACTGGGAGATACTGGGCAATTATTTAATTTTGCTGTTGTAGCTCCAGAATCTAACGACGTTGGGTTAGCAGTAACTTCTGCTCTTCAGTCAGAAGGATATCCTAATCTATACTACTATCAAAAGCTTCTGAAAAAGAAGGGTAAGTCCAGACCCGAGGTTGATAAATCTCCAGGTTGGTTAACTACCCAAAAGAATCGTTCAGTAATTATAGAGGGTCTAGAACAAGATATTCGAGAAGAGAATATTATTGTGAAGGATCCTTTCTTTGTTCAAGAAGCTCCTACCTTTATATATGATGGTTTGGGTAGACCCGTAGCCATGGGTAAACACAGAAATAATACTTCTGCTGTAGATGTGGATTTGGAAGGAGATGTTTATTCTGATGATGATATATTTGGTAAAGCTATTTGTAATCACATACGAAAAGGAAAAACTAATGTAATAATACAACCGAAATGAAAATTCTTAAGTTTTTTGGATTCGATAGAAGGAATCGATCTCCAATACAAGAAAACAAGGCTAATCCTTCAAGTAAAAAAGAGGAGGTACCTATTTCACCCGGTAGAGTATCGGAACCGGATGATGACCCAGATAACTTCATTCATACATTGAAAGGCTTAACTCAGATGGTTACGCCTTCTTTTCGTGTTGAAGTGATTCAGCTTTTAAGGGATTTATATAAAGTGAATCCAGATGTTAACATAGCTTTACAGGATATGTTTAAGCTTGCTAATACCGGTCATAATATAACATTCCCTAATAATACCGATAAAGAGGCTGATAAGATGAGAGATCATCTTTCTAAGGTATCTCCCAAATGGTCTAACTATACTGCTGGTATGGATGGCTTGGTAAACAAGATGATAGTCCAATTGATGATTAGTGGAGCTATCTCAGTAGAAGCCGTACCAAATGAAAAGCTAGAGGGTCTAGCTACTGTATTATTCCTCAAACCAGATAGTATAGTATTCAAAAGAGAGAATAATGGTGTATACAGTCCATATCAGAGGAACACTCTTTGGAATGGCTCGAATAAGCAAGATTATATCAAACTTAATACAGAGACCTACTGTTATGTTGGTATGTATAATGATACCGATGAACCTTATGGAATACCTCCTTTTATGGCATCATTGGACTCATTAAAGGGTCAGCATGATATGAAAACTAACTTTAAACATATCATGGAAATCTGTGGTATGGTTGGTTTTCTAGAAGCTTTGATGGAAAAACCCCAACAGAAACCTAATGAAAATGTAGAAGCTTATACTAGAAGATTAAATAGGGAGCTAATACGTTTGAAACAGAATGTAAGGGAAGGTATGAAGGATGGAGTAGTAACTGGTTACATTGATGACCACCAGTTTAAACTTAACTCTACTTCAAAAGAGATGAGCAATATTGATAAACCCTGGAATATGAACCAGCAATCAGTTGCTAATGGTTTGGGAGTAAATGGCAACCTAATTGGAGTACAAGCTTCCATTGGAGAAGGAGCAACTGGTATTATGCTTTCTAAGCTTATAAGTCAGCTAAAGAATATCCAAATGATAGTTTCTTATGTTCTTAAGTTTATTTATGAACTAGAACTACGTCTGGCTGGCTTTGATTGTAAGGGAATATCCATTACTTGGGGATCATCCACTATCTCTGATGAGGTTAAAATCCAACAAGGTAGACAGTATAAGATTCAGAACCTTGACTTACTTTACAAGGCAGGTATCATTTCTCAATATCAATATGCTTGGGAAATGGGTTATGATTCTCCTTCAGAAGAAGAACCAAGAGTTTCATTGGAAGACCAATTTGCTAAGGGAGGTAATTCAGACCCACAAGAGGGTACTAAGAAGAAACAGAGACAGGACGATAAGAATCAATCCGCTCGTAGATCAAGAGATAAAAATAACCCGGCTCCTTCACGAGGAGATCAAAATACTAAATCAAGATGAGTAAACCGATTACTAAAAAGAACAGAGAACATTTGGATTCTTTAGTGATAGGTAGTGGTCATACTATAATGGCTGGGTATATCCCAACATCCATAGAACCACAAACCTTCTCGGAGAATTTTTATAAATGGGCTCAAACTTCTAAGGAGTCAGTTAGTCAATTTGGTTTTTGGGGAGGAGAAATAGATTATAATACCTATTATCCTGACTTGAAGCCAGAAGAACTTACTCCTAAAGATGAGGAGTTTATTGAACCAATGTTCAGATTATTATCTGCAACTATTGTGTCTAAGAACTGGAATCCTACCGATTTTGGTCAAAATGGAGTATTAAAAGCTTCTATGAGAATGCTCTTAGGACAAACAGTAAACTGTGACCATGAGACTAATATTGGTAATGCTATTGGAGCTGTATCACAAGTTATCTGGCAAGATAAATACAAGGATGATTCTTTTGTTATCCCTGCAGGTATCAATGGTATATTAAAGATTGATGGTAAAGCCAATCCAAGAATTGCTAGAGGCATTCTTATGGATCCTCCATCTATCCATTCTAACTCAGTAACAGTACAGTTTAAGTGGGATAAGTCTCACCCAAATATGGAAGATAACGAATTCTACCAGAAACTGGGTACCTATGATTCTAAGGGAGTTATGGTACGAAGAATAGTTACTGAAGTAGTAAGATACTTAGAAACCTCTTTGGTATCTCATGGAGCTGATGCTTTTGCTCAGAAGATTGGGGATGATGGTAAAATCATTAATCCCAATTTTGCCAAGAGAACTTGGGCTTCATACGAAGAATATAGAGATGATAAGTCTAAACAGTATTTCTTCTATGATACGAAAACTGATCTAGCTTTGTTCAGTGAAAATAACGATACTTCCCAATCTTATGATGATAACCAAGGAAATCAAAATCCTAATAATAAAGATATGAATGAACTACAAAAATTTTTAGAAAGAATCTTTGGTAAAGATTGCCTTACTCTTGCCGAAGGTACAGAGATGAACGAGGAAACTGCATTTGCAGCCATTCAGGAATTGGTTAATTCTCGTAACACTCTTCAGACTACTGTGAATAACTTAACTACAGAAAAAACTTCTCTTACAGAACAGGTTACTAATCTGAATGCAGAAGTTGCAAATCTGAAAGAAATGGCTCAGGTAGGTAAAAACCACATTGCATCTCTCCGTGAAAATGCTGTTGCAACCTATAAAAAACTTATGGGTGACAAAGCTGATGAAACTATCGTTACAATGTTGAATGCCGAAACTACCGGCATGGTAACTTTGATCTCTCTTACTAAAGATTACCAAGCTCGATTGGAAGAAAAATTCCCAATGACCTGTGCTAAATGCGGTTCTCATGATGTAAGCCGTGCTTCTTCTGCAGCTGAGCCAGAAGATAAATCTGATAACAAAGCTACTGCTCAGAATTCCGAAAAGAGTACTGAAGAGATTCTGAAAGGTATCTATTCAAACAAATTAAAATAATCTCTAAAATAAGAAGAATATGAATACACATCCTACTACTAAGCTGGTAAATCAGGATCAACCGATGACTCTGTTTGGTGAAAAAACTCCCAGAGCGGTGATCTATAAGAGCGAATCTCACAAGTTGCATCAGGCTTTCTGTGTAAAAGAAAACAAAGTTATTCATCAGGGTATGCCGGTAGCTTTGGATACCGATGGTAATATCGAACCTTATATCCCGGGTGGAGATGGCAGCCAGGTTTATCTGGGTATAGCTGTAACTGACAACATTAACCCAGCTTATCAGGCTCAAAGAAATTTCCCCGTAGAAGTAACTGTAGCTGTAGAAGCTTTCATGGTTGTAAACTGGGTAGCTAAAGAGGCTATGGAATGTGGTTATGTAAAACCCACAGATACCCTGTTGATTGACCGTTTCATCACTGCTGAAACTTCAGCCGATGAAACAAAATTCATTAGCATCGTACCGGCTGATGAAGCTAATGATATTATTCAAGTATTGGTACGCTAGTCATTAACTGAACATTAAAAGAACAATGAATACAGAATTTGCACAATTGAAAATGGAAGACCTTAGAAAGGAACTTCCGGAAATGGTAAGAAGTTTGGAAGCATACCGTCAGGGTTCCAACAACACATTGCCTATTGAAGTTACTCTGGAAGAACTGGTACAGGGTAAATATGGTGTATCACAGGATGCCTTCTTTGAAAAGTTGGGCATTAATCCGAAGATTGATACAATGCAGAACATCTTCACTATGCCGCAACAGAATATCCGTTGGATTGTACCGGAAATCATCCGTGCTGCTATTACAACTGGTATGCGTCAGGCACCTTTCTACCCGAACATCATTGCTTCAGACCAATCAATTAATGGTTTGCAGGTAACTATGCCGATGGTAAATATGTCGGATGCTGCTCCCGCTAAGGTAAATGAAGCAGAAACAATTCCTTTGGGAGATGTAAGCTTCGGACAGAAATCAGTTTCTCTGTTCAAAATCGGTAAAGGATTTAAACTTACTGACGAAGTTAAAAACTACGTTTCAATCGATGTATTGGGAATCTATCTCCGTGACTTTGGTATTCAGTTGGGTTATGCTATGGATACTTTGGCAATGGATGTTTTGATGAACGGTAACAAAGCTGATGGTTCTGAATCTGCTCCGGTTATTGGTGTATATGAAACAACCAACGGTATTACTTATAAAGACTTGTTGCATATCTGGGTTCGTGCTGCTCGTATGGGCCGTAACTTTACTACTATGATTGGTGGTGAAGACCAGGCTATCGAGATGTTGAACTTGCCTGAATTTAAAGAACGTCACTCAGGAACTACAGAAGCTACACTGAATATCAAGTCTCCGGTTCCCAACAAGGCTGACTTCTATATTCACCCGGGAACTCCAGATCAGCAGTTGTTGATGGTAGATACCAGTGCTGCCTTGATTAAGCTTACTGCTAAACAGTTGATGCTTGAATCAGAAAGAATCGTATCTAATCAGACTGAAGCTGTATATGCTTCTCTGACTACAGGTTTCTCTAAGATGTACCAGGATGCTGTTCTTCTGTTGGCAGCTAACAAGAAATTCTCTGAAGCTGGATTCCCGAGCTTCATGAACATTGACCCATACCTATTGGTTAACTTAGAATAATATCCGGGATTTCTTCATTGTATTTTTGTCTAATTTCTCCCCGAACAGTTTCAATCCATTCTGTTCGGGGTTTTATTTTTATATTATAACCTAAAAAATAAAAGATTATGGCTACTACTTACATTGTAACAGTTGGAACTAATGCCTACAGTTTTAACGACCAGGTAACAGGTATTTCAATTGCAAAAGGCGAAGAGAGAGAACTTACTGCCCGTCAGTACAGAACAAAACGTATTCAGAAAGCTTTAGTTTCTGGCCACTTGGTTTTAGTTCCGGATAAGAACAAAACTGCCAAGTATACTGCTGAGGATATCGAAAAGCTTGACAAGAAGCTAGCTGCTCAGTTTGCAAAGGGTATGGAAATCAGTAAGATTGCCAAAGCTTATTCACTTGAAGAAGCTAAGCTGATTGCTAAGAAACATGAAATCGAAGCTGATCCGAAAGATACCGTAAAAGATATCCTTGAAGTTTTACTTGAAGATTTCGAAGAAAACAAAGAATAAACAAATCCGAATATAAATGAAAAAGAATCTAGACTTCACATATGTAACATCAGGTCTGGAAGTTTCATTTAGAGTATTAACCAAAGTCCCGGCCAAATCCATTTTTGACTGGGACTTTGGCGATGATAAGGGAGAGGTTTTCAATGGTGGAAGACATCAATCTTACTCTTATGAGAAGTCTGGATTTTATGATGTAACCTTACATGTCACTAATTCTGATGGATTAGATTTGACTTGTACTCGAACCGTAGTTGTATGTAATTATGGGCATACTACTCTTCAGGATACCATCTACAATTTAATAGATAGGTATATTCCCAAAGAATTGCATGAGAGTATGACCATAGAAGATAAAACTGCATACATAACTAAATGGCAATTATATATCTTCCCACTAGTAAATCATACTATACCACCAGATAAATATAATGATGAATTATGGTATGAGGGACTAGAAAACCAATTAATTATGGAATTGGCAGTATGGGATTATCTCAATATACAAATACAAAATATACTGTTGGTTGCAGGAAATAGTTTTAGAGAAATTATCTCCACTGAATCTCATGGACCAGACCAAGATGGTGATTCACCTGGAGAACATGCTAGAGGAGATAGGATAAAACAAATTACTACAGGTCCTACCGAGGTACAGTATTATGATAAGATATCCGAAAGTATATCTAGCTTATGGAGTACTTATTCAAAGATGATTCAACCTGGAGGATATATGGATGAACTAAGAAAGAACTTATGTATGCTGGCATCTAGGTTGGAGATATACTTACCATTCTGTGATCAAATCGAACGGTTAGTAGTACCAAAAGTAGTAAATCATCGAAAACCAACTCCTTTGGGAGGACCTAATCCAACAGCCCCTCTCAATAAAGCAAGTAAACCTTCGTTAACCATAATAGATAAGAAATCATGACAAAAGAACCTTGGAGAATGGTTAAGAACCATTCTTGGAATAGGTATAAAAAGATTATCACTGATTTCTTAGATTGGGATGCTGGAAGACAAACAATTACTTGGGCTAAACATGTTAATCAATATCTAAATCATGCTGAGGATGATAGCCCAAGATATTATAATATTCCCATAGAAGCTTTATGCTACTACAATGCTTTTAGGAACTGGCCAATAAATAAAGCCACAGTTTCTGGAGAATTAGATGATGAGAACCTTTCTATACTTATTTCAAAGAATTACATAGAACAAATCGGATATCTCAATCAGGAAGGTTATTGGAACTTTAACTGGTCTGAGGATAGATTTGTTATCAATGGGATAGTATATAAACCTTCTGGAGATACTCAAGTATCTCAGGCTAAAGATGAAGCTTTGGTATTCTTGGTAATCCTCAAAAGGGATAGAGATACTAAAATCAAATTCGTAGAACAAAATCCATAAAGATATGAAAATGTTAATGTTACGTTTCACCAAGCTTAACAATGTAGAAGGAGATTGGTGGGACAGTAATCTTATAATCTTGAATGGACCTTCTGGAGTTCACATAGAAATGCCTGGTACTGGTAATTCGGCTACTACCATGCAATCTATGACTGGTATGAAGTTCGTATCAAATTACCAAGATTACTTTGGAGAGGTATGGGATAAAGATATACCTCATATAGGCTTTGGCCAAGTTATTAAGTTCAGAGTTAGGAAATTACCTGATTATGCCGTAGTAGTTGGGGATATAGAGGATGGAGGAGATGTTGACCCAGATAATCCAGATGATATCCCAAATGCTTTTGCTGGTAAAGAAAAAGAATACTTCCGTGGTAATAACTCAGAACTGTTATTGGGAAAGAATAAAGTAACACCTTAAAATATATACATATGTACGTTAGTAAATACTACACTTGCGAAGAGATTGACCAACGGCTATTACAGGGTTATTATGATGACTCTTTGGCTCATGGTTTTGTTGGAACTCTTAAAGAGTTCTGGGCATTCTTCTTATCAATTGCAAACAAGGTAGATAAGAAAGAAGGTTGGGATTTGTCAGAAAATAACTTCTCTGATGAATTGCTAGAAAAACTGAATGGAATTGAGGAACATGCTAACTACGTTACTAAAGTTTCTCAACTAGAAAACGATTTGAAATATCAGACTCAAGAACAAGTTGAGAAATATATACATGACTTAGTAGATGGTGCTGATGATGCTTTGGATACATTAAAGGAATTAGCTGAAGCATTAAACAATGACCCGAACTTTGCTACCAATATCACTAACCGATTAACTGAATTACGTACTCAATTAGAAGCTGAGGTAACTAGAGCTAAGAACCGTGAAAACGAATTAGCTTCTCAGATTAAGATTGTGAACGATAACTTGGTTAACTCGGTTAATACGTTGAATGCAACTATCATTAAAGTAGTACAAGATATTACTAGGATGATAGAAGCAATCAATGCTCGTATTCAAAAGGTAGAAGACCGGGTTGGTGATTTGGAAGTAGAAACTGACAATAACTTAACTGAAGCTAAAGAATATGCTAAGGAATTGGTAGATAAGGAAGCTGCTGAACGTAGAGCTGCTGATGAGAAACTGACCGAGGCTGTTCATCAAGTACAGTTAGACCATACTAGGGATATTGCCGACTTAAATAATAAGATTCTAACCGAGGCTTCAGAAAGAGCAAATGCAGATGTAGCATTAGAATCTAAACTGAACACCGAAATCAGTGATCGTAAAACTGCAGACCAAGAACTTGAATCCAAGATTAATGCTGAAGCTGCAGCTCGTACTGCTCAGGATGAAGTATTACACCAACAGATTGTAAAGGAAACTTCTGACCGTCAGAATGCAGATAATGGTTTACAGCAGAACATTACTCAAGAAGCTCAGAACCGTCAGAATGCAGATACTGTACTTCAGAACAATATTGATAACGAGAAAGAAACTCGAATTGCTCAAGATGAAATCCTTGACCATAAGATTGAGGATTTGAAAACTCAGGCCGGTACAGATAAAACCGAATTGCTTGAAAAACTAGAGCAAGAAAAACAAGAACGTATTGCTGCCGATAAAGACTTAGATAATCGTAAGGTAGATAAAAGAGAAGGCTATTCTCTTACTAAAAACGACTTTACCGATATTCTCAAGGCTAAATTGGATGGCATTGAAGAACATGCTAATTATATCACAAAAGTATCTCAGCTTATCAATGATGCTGGTTATCAAACTGAAGCAGATCTTCAGGCAGCTATTGAAAAGATTATTGGGGAAGCTCCCGAGGTTCTTGATACTTTGAAGGAGATTGCAGATGCTTTGGGTAATGACCCAAACTTTGCAACTACAATTACCAAGAAATTGGCTGCTATTACCGAACAGTTGAATCAAGAAATTACTAATCGTACAGAAGCTGATGCCCAGGTACAGGCTAATGTAGATAAGGAAGTTTCTGACCGTAAGGAAGCTGATACTGCTCTTGAGGCTAAGTTGAAAGAATACGTTGATAACGAAGTAGATAAAATTACTGGTAACACTGACGGTATTCAAGCTAGTCTGAATAAGGAAATCCAAGATAGAAAAGATGCCGATGCTGCATTACAAGCTGCTATCACTAAGGAAGAAACGGATCGTAAGGCTGCTGATGCTGCATTAGATACTCGAGTAACTGCTAATGCTACCAAGATACAAGAATTGGCTTTATCTATTCAGGATGCGGTAAATACCGTTAAAAATGAACTTCAGGCTAAGATAGATGCTTTGCAAACAGAAGTAAATGCTAACAAGGCAAATATCCAACGTAATACTGACAGATTAAATGACCAGATTACTAAGGAAGCTGAAGATTATGCTGAATTAAAAGGCATGGTTAATGCAGAAGCTGAAGCAAGAGCCAATGCTGATACTAATCTTAAGTCTCAGGTAGATAAGGTAAATATCGACTTGAACACTGAGGTTTCAAAGAGAGAAGCTGGTGATACTGTTTTACAGCAGAATATCGATAAGGAGATCTCTGATAGAACTTCAGCAGATACTTTATTAGATAATAAGTTCACTGGCTTAATGAATACTGAATCTGCTGCCCGGGCAAATGAAGATGAGAAAATCAATGCTCGAATTGACCAGGAGATTAAAGATCGTAAGGCAGGAGATGATGCTTTAAGCACCAGAATAGATAGCCTCAATAGTGGAGTAACCGGTTCTTTAGATGAGCTCAGGGAGAAAGTAACTAATAACACTACTGCTATTCAAACCGAAGTAGAAAGAGCTAAGGCTGCTGAACAAGCTCTTAAGGATTCTCTGACTACAGCTATGGAAAATCACAAAGATGATTTGGTAGCTATATCTAAAGATATCAATGATGAGGCTCAAAGTAGACTACAAGAAGATACCAAGCTTCAGAATAATATTGATACTGAAACCCTTAATCGTACTCAGGCAGACACTCTGTTAGAGAATAAGATTACTCAGGAAGTATCAGATAGAGTTCAGGCTGTTGAAAACTTGAATGACCGAAAGGTTGATAAAGTAGATGGCAAAGAGCTTTCTTCAAATGACTTTACCGACTTATTAAAAGCTAAGTTAGATAATATCCAGGAATTTGCTAACTACATTACTAAGGTATCTCAGTTGGAAAACGATTCTAACTATCAGAATGCCGAACAAGTAGAAGCTGCAATCCAAAAGGTTATTGGTTCTGCTCCTGGAGTATTAGATACACTAGAAGAGATTGCAAAAGCATTGGGAGATGATCCTAACTTTGCAACTACAATTACTAATAAGCTGACTGAACTTAAAGGTATTATAGATAAGGAAATCTCCGATAGAACTGCAGCTGATGAACAAGTTACTCAGAAGTTTACTGAATTAAGTACTACACTTAATGCTACAGTAAGTGAACTGAGAACTTTCGTAACAGAAACTCGTTCTGAATTATTAACAAAGGCTCAGGCTCAGGATGAATTAATTGCTAAGAATACTGCTAATATTCAACGTAACCTAGAATTAATTCAGGGATTACAAAGTAATCAGAATACTGGTTATCTTGAAATCAAGGAACTATTGAATACGGAAATTGAGGCTAGAAAGGCTGAGGATATTCGTATTGAAGCTAAAGTAGACAAGAATACTCAGGACCTTACTACAGAACGTAATGAGCGTATTGCTGCCGATAAAGTTCTCCAGGATAATATTGATGCTGAAGAAGCTGCAAGAATTGCTGCTGATAATGCTCTGGGTAAACGTATCGATAAAGAAATCGAGGATAGAAAAGCAGCTGATACCGCACTTGAGAATAAATTTAATGGTATCACTAACGGCTTAGATGAACGTCTTCAGAAAGAAGAAGCAACTTCAAATGCTTTACCCTTAACTATGGTTACGGAAATTGATCCGAACTTGGTTATCAATGGTACTTCTGCTGAAGTAAACTTTAAGAGTTCTGTAAAAGGAGAAGGTAATCTCTATGGAGAACCTATGCCTCGTAAGTTTGCTATCCCTGCTTCTACAGATGCTAAAGCCGGTCTTCAATCAGCTGCCGATAAGAAGAGATGGAATTCTATGCCCAATGATTATATCACTGGAGCTAGTTATACACCTAAGGCTGGTGTGGTTACTACTAACATAAGTAGAAGTACATATAACTCCGATGAAGGTATACAGAAATCTAATGATTTCACTGTAGATATCCCTGCTTCTACTGCTGAGAAAGCAGGTGTACAAACTGCAGCAGATAAGAAGTTATTTAACTCTATTCCTCAGACTGTAGTAGTTGGAGAAGGAGCAACTTCAGATGCTAATAAAGTTACAGTATCAGTAAACCGAAAAACTGTAAACGAAGGTATATATAAAGATGATAATACCACTTTTAATTTACCAGTAGCCTCAACTACTAAAGCTGGTACTATGACTGCTGCTGATAAGGTTAAGTTGGATGAAACTTTACCCCAGCAGATTGCTAAGGAAATCCAAGATAGAAAAGATGCCATTGAAGCCTTGAAGAATTCTTCCGAAGCTTCCCTTGCTCAAGAAATCAAGGATAGAAAAGCAGCTGACCAGGCATTAGACACCAAATTTACTCAGGCTATCAAAGAAGAGGCAGATGCTCGTGCTGAATACGACCAGGTTCAGATGCAAAAGATTCAGGAAGAAGAAGAAGCCAGAGCTGCTGCAGATACTGCTCTTGAGAATAAGTTACAAACTAATATCAATAACTTAGAAAAGAAGCATGATGATTTCGTAGCAACTAAGGGTAAGGCTAATGGATTTGCATCTTTGGATGGTAATGGATTAGTACCCTCTAGTCAATTGCCTTCTTATGTTGATGATGTTATCGAAGTTTATGCTACTTATGATGTCAGTGAAACTGGAAAGCTGAGCAATATTAAATTATATTCTGACCCAGATCATGCTAATCCTATTACTGGAGAATCAGGTAAGATATATTTGAATATTACCCAGGATGAACCCTCTTATCAATTCCGTTGGTCAGGTACTCAGTTTGTAGATAGTAATACCTCTTCACTGATACTTGGAGAAGTTACTGGTACTGCTTATGATGGTGCTAAAGGTAGAAAAGCTACTGCTATAACCAACAGTATTCCAAATACTGTTGTAGATACAATAGAATTTGGTCAAGCATATGCAGATTATGTACAATTAAAATACCATTATTATCGTAAACAATTTGTAATTGATCAAGATGATCATTATACGGCACAACCTCATAAACAGGTAGATATACCTGCTTCTACTGCAGAAAAAGCTGGTGTACAAACTGCAGCGGATAAGAAATTATTTAACTCTATTCCAGGTACTATTATAATTTCTGGTAAAGGGGTAGTTCAGAATACAGATAAAGTTTGGGTACAGATCAATAAATCTACTAAAGCTGATGGAGTATATGGTGAAGCTACTACACAAACATTAGAGATCTTAGCTGCTAATGCTAATCGAGCTGGAGTAATAACTGTTGAGATGTTCAACAAACTTAATTCTGGTCTAAATGGAGATATTACCAATGCCCTGAATGAAGCTAAGGCTTATACTGATGCTGCTAAAACTGCATTAGAGAAATTAATCCAGGATTCTGACAAAGTAATCAAGGAAAGCTTAGATGCTCATATTGGCAATAAGAGTAACCCTCACAATGTAACCAAAGTTCAGATAGGTTTAGGTAATGTACAGAACTTAGCTCCAGCAGATATGCCAGTATCTACTGCTCAGTCTGCTGCTATTGCAGATGCTAAGGCAGCAGGTACAAAAGCTCAGACCGACTTAAATACCCATGCAAGCAGAAGAGATAATCCTCATAATGTAACTAGAGCTCAATTAGGATTGGCTACTACAGACCAAGTAGTATTTGCTAAAACTACTGCAGCTTCTGGTTTCTGGAAGGAATCAGATGGTAGATTAAAATCTCAAGTAGAGAATTTGAACCATACTCTGGACCAAATCTGTAATATACCTACAGTTCACTTCAAGATGAATGGTAAATACCAAGTGGGAACTATTGCTCAGAGCTTAGAGGAAATTGAACCTCTGTTGGTATCAGAGAATACTATACCTGCTTCTCAAGTACCTAACCAATCTAGATTCGAAACTTTCGTCGGAGAAGATGGTCAGGAATATGTAAAAGTAAAAGTAGTAGAATATGAAATGCTCAGTGTCATGGCTCTCGAAGGAGTTAAGTTATTGAGAAAAGAATTCGAAGACTTTAAGAAACAATTAAACAATAAGTAATATGGCAGAAATAGCAACTTGGAGTGCTATTCTGAATAAGACCGGCCTTGGTAAGACCTCTAATGAGTGCCCTACCAAGGCTGAGTTGTTAGCACTCAATAATGGTAAGGACTCCAATGTTGACAAGGTTATTGTAATTAGTAATGCTGCTAGCTACGGTAACAATGAATGTGTCAAATTAGAGGATATCAATGCCGAGCAATGGATTTATACATTCCAGTGGGATTCGAATGGTAATCCTTCTTTTAATGCTCCAGCTACTGGAGGTACATACCCATTTGGTTCATATGCTTCTAGTCGAGTTAAGCAAGTAAACGGTGTTAATACCAGTATCTCTCAAAGTTTGGCGAATGATGTCACTAAAACTTCGGAAGGTTCTTGGTATACCACAGACTACGACGGTAATAACGGTAGAATCGTACCTAACAATACATCTACTAATAGTAAATCAACTACTGTAACTTGGACTCAGAAGTATTCAGGTAAAACTATACAAGCAACCTTTACCCAAGCAGCAGGTAGTAAGGTTTATTCTTCATGGAGTTACAACTGTAGAGTAGATAAAACTTCTTTCAGTTACAGTGGAGGTCAATCTAATGTAACTGCTAAGAGTGCAAGTAGAAGTTATACTTGGAATGGTCAAGGAAGTAGTTATACAGAATCAGAAACGGCTACAGTAAGAGTTTCTAGTCCGGCTTCTATTAGTGGGAATAGTATTTCTATCCCAAGTAATAGTGGTTCTGCTAGAAATTTTACGGTTACTTTCGATTTCCCAACTGCTACAGACCAGACTATCTCAATTTCTCAGGAAGGAGGTCAAGTAACTTATGTAGATCACCTGTCTATAGATCCCACTACTAAGAATGTACCTGGAACTGGTTCAGGATTTAGGTTGACAGTAAATGCCAATTATGATAAATATATAAACGGAACTTATGTAGAAAATGTTCGTACTTTTTATACTTCGGCTGAAGTAGTTGAGGGAACTTCATCTGATATTATCATTTCTGGTAAAAATAATAGTGGATGTAGTATTAGTGTAGCACCAAACCCTAACTCATCACCTAGAACTTTTAAGATTAAGTTTACTTATGATACGGCAACTCCTGTATATTTAACCATTACACAGAATTCGGCTGAGGTAACTTATCCTAGTAGTGGTATGGTATTTGAGCACAGTACCCAACAAAGTATGGGTTATAAAACTAGTACTTTATCCATAGGTACTGTTGGAGGTGAGGGAGGTAATATTTCTTTTTATATAAAGAGTTATAGGTCTAGATATGTTAACGGTTCTTTAAGTTCTACCGAAGCTATTAAACCTACTCTTATTTTGCCATCCGGAGTAACCGAAACTATTACTAATGTGAGTGGTTATTACTTTAAAGTAACTATTACCATACCTGAGCATTCAAAGCCTGCAAGCAGAACTCTTACAATCAGAGCTAATCAACCTAATGGCTTAGATAGAGAGTTAGTACAAACTGTACAACAGAGTGCTTCAACTTATGAGTTTGGTATTAGAGAAAACTCGGGGGATTCTTTGAGTACTTCTCTTACTTATTCTGGTTGGCCAAGTTCGGATTCATCATACAATAGACCTGTAAGAGTATATTCTAGGAAGAATGGTAATCAATTCCTTAATTGGGCTTTATCTTCTAATGCGGATTGGATCACTATATCTGGTTCAGGTACCAGTGCTACATATAAGGTGGCTACTAATAACAGTAGTTCATCTAGAACTGGAATTATTACCTTTACTCAAGGAGAATCGGGTAAAACTTGTACTCTGACAATAATTCAAGAAGCGGGGGATGTATATGAGTTTTATATTACTGATCCAGAAGGTAATGGTCATCACACTGATTTCACATTCTCTGCTCCCTCAGGTGGATTGGTAGGTAAACATGTATTTAATCTTATCTCTACTCACAATGGTAGTCCATTATCTGCAGACGATATAGAAGTGGTTAATCTGGAGATAGAAACTCAATCTATAGGTATAATATTAACAACTGATTCTCAATCTCCCTTTAGGTTTATGGCAAATATAAGTGAAGCAGGTTATTCTGTAAGAACTGCAGCCGATACTGTTAGACAGAAGCCATCTGGAAAAACGGTAATTTTCAGAGTCAATCAAGAAGGAAAAGATAATTTTTTCAGATTGGAATTAAGTTTAAATATTACAAATGGTAATGATCAAGATACGTGGGGATTATTTGATACAGCTAATATACCCCATACTTCTGACTTTATGTATGATATGAGCTTAATACGTGAAGGTATTATAGTAAACTCAATAGAAGGTAAAATAAAAGTGAATTCTATTCAAAGTACTACTAAGGATATAACGATTGGGGATACTGTTTATGTATGGGCTTATAATTCTGTAAGAGGTTTATGGTTATCAATTGGTAATTTTAAGATTGAAAAAGGTACTAATATGCATCATTGGGATACTTCTTGGCCATCTTAGATAATTTAATCCTAAACACAACACTAGTTAATTTATCAATGAATAAACAATTAATTATTAACCTTAAAAACTAAATTGTTATGGAAGTGAAATCTGGTGAAGGTACTGTAGTGGTTGCGGATCGTAATCGTTATAGTGATGAATGTTGTAATAATCGAGGATGGGGCTCCGGTTGGGGTGCTGTCGGTGGAGCTTTAGTAGGTGGTGGTTTTGGTGCTGCTGCAGTTTCTGTGTGGGACAAAATCAATGATACAAAAGCTGATATCCAAAAAGTGGAATCTACTGTTCAGGAAGCAAAAGCTGGTATTTACAAAGACATATCTGATGCTGCTCGTGGAGTTACTTCTGAAGTTGCAGGAGTATCTAGACAAGTAGAAGGTGTAGGTAAAGAAGTACTTAACAATCGCTTTGCTACTGAACGTGGCCTTTGTGATCTTGGTTATAAGACTAATTCTGATATCCGGGATTCTCGTGATCAAATGGGAGCAGGATTCAATCGAGTTATGGACCGTCTTTGCCAGATGGAACATCAACAGTCAACTTGCTGCTGTGAAATTAAAGGCCTAGTTAGAGAATCAGAAAACAGATTAGCTCTTCAGGCAGAACGTAATCATTGCGAGGTAATGAAAGGCCAGCAAGAGATTAAGTGCTTGATTGAGAACACTGCAAAAGACCAAGAAATTGCTAGACTGAATCGAGTAGTTGATGCTCAGAGAGATCAGAACATCATTAACTCAGTAGTACAGGCTTTAGGTAATAAAACTGCATAATTTCTATTAAAGTTGATTAGGGAAAAGGGAGGTACCTGTAGTGGGTATTTCCCTTTTTTTCGTTTTAATCTAGTAAGAAATATGGAAGAAGATAATAAACTACAAACTTTTACTCTCCAAATGCAACTACCGGCTCCTAATTTAGAGGTAGCAAAGAGAGTAGCCGATGAAGCACAAAGACTGATAGATATCTATGGATACTATAACTTCTTGAACCTAGTAGAATTTATGAAACAGAATCCCAGTATGGTTCAAATGGGATTAAGTCTAATCAATAAAAATAATGCAGTATGGAAGAAATGAAATTTAAATCATTACAAAGAGGAGATTTAGTCTTTACTCTAGAAAGAGACAGAAGATCAATGTACCCAATCTTTGACCGAGCTAAAGTAGTAAAGGTAGGAGAAAGTAAACCCAGAGCTAATGAAAATGGTGATGGCTTTTCTAATCTTATAGAAATTGTTCTTCAAGATTCCATTGGTACAGTAACCGTATATTTACCTTCGGATGGGAATGAGGGTATTTATAACAATGTGTACTACACTCTAATTGGAAGTAATATTGTAAACGAAGTATCATTGCAAAGGTCACAGGCTCTTGGTATTATTAATAATGTAGGTAAATACGAGAACATAATAAAGGAATGCGATAATATCCTTGCTATGTTTGAAAACAAGGAGCCCACTAATGGTAGTCAATTCAATGAAGAATTCGCTTCATTCAGGAAAGATGTAGTATCAGTATTACAATCACAACAGCAAGCCATAAACCTTATGATGGATTCACTTGGCTTGAATAAACCGAAGGAAAATCCAGATGGCAAGTAAGTCAGTAAACATAACTATAAGTACTCCCTTGGGAGACTTACAGATATATACTGACCCAAAAGAACAGGCTAGAGCTGAGAAGTTAATTGCAGAAACTCCTTCTATCATGAGGAATGCTTATGATAGAGCTACTGAGAAATTCGGCAATCAACTTCTCAGACTTGTGAAAAAATGCCTAAGAACAGGTACTCCCCCAAGAGGAACCCATTGGGATCCTCACTCTGCTAATACTATTAAACGATATGGAGAGCATACCCTTTTGAATTATACGGGTCAGTATTTGAGATCAGTACAAATAGTAAAACAGAAGAATCGAACTTACGTAGGTATACCTACTAACCTTAAGAAAACCAGAAAGGGTGATAGGACTAGTAAAAGAACTTTGAACCAAGTAGCTATCATGTTGGAATATGGTTCTAGAGGTGGTAATTTACCTCCAAGACCATTATGGAAACCCGCATTCGAACAAGTAGGTGGTAAGAAGGTTCTGAAGGAAACCCTAGTAAGAGAACTTCGTAAAGAAATAAGGAGATATAGAAAATAATGGGATTCACTATAAGCAAGAATCAAGGTTCTGGTAGAACTGTTATAACAGTAACACCAGAAGAAAAGAATTCTACGGACAAAGATATAGTTCAGATTTTAACAGTGGAAGCTGTAGATGGGTCAACTAAAGAAGTAAAGCTTATTCACAAGAAAGGAGAAGGCAATTACGAATATGATTTTAGAGTTTCACCCACTGAATTATACTTTGAGCCTACAGGAGAAAGCAAAGAGGTTACTATTGTATCTACCAAACAAAGGGTAATCAATGGAAAGAAAGTTGGTGATTCAGTTAGTGTAAACTATACCCGGGAAAACTCTGGGGATATATCTGGCTCTGGTACTACTCTTATCATGAGCTTAAATGATAATATGTATAATGAACGAGTAGGCCAAGTAATTTTCACACAGGATGAATCTGGTAAAACCATAAGTGTAACTTGTAAACAGGGTAAAAAGGAAACTTCGGGAGATATAGGTATAATCAAACTATGGTCAGGCCCCGGAGTTCCAGAGAACTATGTACTCTGTAATGGAGGTCAGGTAAGTATAGCTGAATATCCAGAATTATATGAAGCTATTGGAGATAAGTATAATACTTCTTCTACTAGGGCAGGCTATATAAGTGTTCCAGATTTAAGTGGTAGGTTCGTAGTTGGAGTAGATTATAATGATTCAGATTACAGTAGTATTGGTAATACTGGAGGAGAAAAGAGACATCAATTAACTGTAAATGAGATGCCAAGCCATACTCACTCATATAATAAGATTCGTATCGAAACTCATAAATGGGGAGACAATGCTAATAATCGACCACACCCATTCTACGATTCAGGAGCTCAAACTGGTTCAACTGGTGGTAATCAACCTCATGAGAATAGACCACCCTATTATGTATTGGCTTATGTTATGAAAGTAAGATAGGAGGTAATTATGGTAAATTCACAAGAAATAGTAGAGAGAACCTTCTATATATGCTTATTGAATGTTCTCCTAGAAAAGAAGATGGGACTTAATCCTGAGAATTATTTACCTTTATCACAAGAGAATGAAAAGAGATTCCAAGAAGATAAGGAAGCAATAGATAAGTTCATTTACTTATTTGGTATAGGTAATAACCAGGTAAGAGGTCCTAAAACATGTCCCAGGATAACTATAGAAAGCACTGCTTATTATCCTGGAGATATTGGAGTAGAGAAATATATCATTGGAGATAAATTAGATGCAGGCAATTATCAGATGTCTGAGTTCCCTTACGAAACCAAAGATATCACTATCGATATTCATTTGGTAGCAACTACTCAGAATGATATGAGATTACTACATTCTATTCTTCATGAAGCATTACCTACTCGAGGCTATATAAGACCTTACTTCAATGATTTAGAAGAATGGGATAAAGGTAGGATAGCTCCTACTGGGAACTTATTTATAGAGATTGGTAATTTCTATGATCATCCCGATGAATCACATGGGTTATTGGAAAAGGTCTATCAATATGTATGTAAAGATGGTATTATACCAGAAAAACTGGTAGAAATGGTGGATCTATTACCTATAAGAGATATAAGTCTTTTACTAGGACCCGAATACCAAAAGGACGAGGAGATGCTCAATCTCAATATACATGTTTAACTCAAAAATTTACTAAAATGAAAAAGTTAGTGTTTATGCTGATGGCACTCATTTTACCAGTGTCATTGTTTGCTGCAGAAGTAGAACCTTCAACTGGTTCAGAGTTCGTAATCAATCTGGGTACCTTTACGGGTATAGTAACTTTGGTATCATCTTTGGTTACTCAGATACTAAAGGTAATCCCAGCTATCAAAGACAACAAACTTGCTAAGATTGGTATATCTGCCTTAGTAGGTATTCTTGTATGTCTTATAGCTTGGGGATTACAACTTACACCATTATTGGAAAACTATCCTTTCTACCAGGTATTAATTTATGGATTAGCTGCTGGTTTATCAGGATGTGGTTTCTATGATGTGATTAAGGCTATCGGAGGTTTATTTAAGAATAAAGAAGATTAATTTTCTAATAATACCAGTAAGGTAACGATACTTACTGGTATTAATTAAATTAATGTATAACCTATAAAACACAAGGATATGTCAAAATCACCAAGAGTTGTTTTTAAATTCGAGAACAACAATGTTCAACAGACTACTCCTCTTTTAGGAGTATCATGTTTCTTGGCTAGAACTGAAAAAGGTCCCTATGATGATCCTTCAGAATTAATCACTTCTTTCTCTCAATTCCAAAGAATATTTGGTAAAGAGATTGTACCTGATGGTTCTGTATCTAACATAGAGAAAGCTTTAGTAGGAGGTTCTAAGCTAAGAATTATTCGTGTATTGGGAGCAGGTGCTAAAAAAGGTACTGTTACTAAAGCCGAAGAGGCTGCTACTGAAGATGAAACTGATGAGATAACCGAAAATGCTCAAGCTTCAGAAATATTCAAATTTATTTCAGGAAATACTACAGTAAGTTTTGGTTTGGTAACTAAAGGGTATGGTGATCCAATTGGTTCTGGAGAATCCTTTAAAGTCGGTTTTTCTAAATCAGTGAATACCCTTTTCTATAACCTATATGATGCCAATGGCTCTATCTTGGAATCAGGTCCAGTAATTACTTACAAAACTAAGGATGCTCAGAATAAAACTTCCGTAGATTACTTAGCTTTAAGTAACTTTGCTAGTAATTCTGCATACCTGGAACCTAAGATGGTAACTACTACCGATAAGATTAAGTCTTTCGAGAACTTAGTATCTTGGCTCCAGACTTCAATTGACCAAACCGAGAATCCGTTAACTATCCAAGTTGGAGGTAAAGAACCTACTGCAGAAGAGGTTATGTTTAATGGTACACTTGGTACTGCTGGTGCTGATCCTACTGCAGATGAATGGATTGCTTCTTTGGATTTGGTAAAGGATTACACTGATATCTATCAGTTATCATGTTCTCATATTCATCAGCATTTGAAAACAGACCAAGATGTACTAAAAGTACATAAGGCTGCTAAAGAAATGTGTGCTGAATTACAAGAGTACACTTACTACATTGAAGTACCAAAATACACCACTCATTATACTCAGGGAACTCAGCCTAGAAATAAGCAGAGTATTATAACCTGGATTAATAGCTGTTTGGGTAGTATCGGTAACTCTAAATATGTAGCCTACTTTGCAGGTGGTATCAAGTACTACAACGAATTCGGATTACTTAGTAATTCCGATGTAATGGGTACCATCTTCGGTTTGGGTGATACTTCTGCTTCTAACTATGGACCTTGGAAGTCATTTGCTGGTATGAACCGAGGAATAATTTACGATGGTCAGGGCCCAGTAAGTCCTAACTATGGTAGTGATTCTCGTTATAATGAACTGGACGAATTGGCTCAGATGTATGCCAACATGATTGTAATCAAAGATACTCCATCTTCTGGTAAACAAACCATGTTATGGCATTGCTTCTCTTCTCAAGTAAAACAGGATTCAGAAAGATTCCTTTCAATCGTAAGATTGAATCTGTACTTGAAGAAGACTCTTCGTCCTATCTTGAATAAATATTTGGAAGAACCCAATATCTGGAGTACTTGGAAAAATATTTATCTTGAGGTAAAACCAATCCTGGATAATCTGGTAGATGAAAATGCTATGTCAGAGTACACATGGATGGGCGACCAGGATGCTGGTTCTTATTCAGAACTCTCTGTAAATAATGAAGCTGATGTCCGTCAGGGTAAGTATAAAGTAATCCTGAAGTACAAAGATATTGTTCCTATGCAAGAAATTACAATTAACATTGTAATCGATGCAGCTTCTAATTCAGTTAACATTTCAGAAAACGAATAACATTAAAATCATAAAATATGGGAGCAAAAGTAAAGAATCCTAGAAAGAAATTCCTATGGAGCATCTCTTTCCCAAAACACCCCATCAATACATACCTATTCCAGACTTGCCAACTTCCGGATATAGAGATTGACCAGGTTGCTCATGGAGATGTAAACAGAGATGTAAAAACTGCTGGTAGAGTTACCGTAGGTAATCTGGTAGTAGAAAAACTCTTAACTACTGCTGGTTCTGATACCTGGCTTCAAGATTGGCTATACTCTTGCCAAGATATGATAGCTGGAGGCGGATTAGTTCCTAGTGAATATTGGGAAACTGCTATTGTAAATGAACTTGCAGAAGATGGAGTATCCGTCCTAAATACTTGGCTGCTTGAAGAAGTTTGGCCTTGTAAAGTAACTGGCCTTGACTTAGATCGTATGGCTTCAGAAAACACCATAGAAAATATCGAATTTTCTGTTGGTACTTGCGATAAGTATTAACTCTCTTAGTCATTTTCTTACTAGAGTTTTAGGTGGAGGGGTGGGATTCCTAGATAAGGAGTTTCACCCCTTTCTTGTTGATACTTACCGCTACTATGAAATTATGAACTTTTAAAAATTAGATAAAATGGATATGACACTAAGAACCTTAGTATTCACTGCTCCTTCTGGTAGACTTTTTGAAATCAGAGAGCAGAATGGTGAAGATGAAGAAATTATCACCAACCCGGTAGATTCAAAAAATCTTATGAATCTTACCAAGTATATTTCAGCAATAGTAGTTAAAACGAATGCTACTAAGTCAGGTAGATTAACCATAGAGGATGCTCTTAAGTTACCTTTGCTGGATAGATACTGTATCCTATTTAATTCTCGAATCTTCTCTTTGGGAGAGGAAGTAGAATTTACTTATAAATGGGATAACAAGGATTCTGTAACTTACTCTCAGGACTTGAGAGAATTTCTTTTCGATTATGCAGTACTTCCTACAGAACAAGAAATGGAAGAAAAACCCAATGCCATTCCTTACTACCCGGGAAGAAAAGGAGAGGATGGATTTACTCTTATGCAATATACAGAGGAATTGAACTCAGGTAAGGTAATCCAATTCGAATTGATGGATGGAGAAAAAGAGTCTCAGATGGTTCAGCTTTCACCAAGTAAACTTACTCGACACTCTACTCTTCTTCTTCGTAACCTTAAATTAAAGGTAGATGATAAATTTGAGAAGGTAGAAAACTTCTCTCTATTCTCCTCAAGGGATATGGCAGAAATCCATAGATTGGTAAATACAGTAGATCCAATCTTCCATGGGTATACTCAAATCGAAAACCCTGAAACTGGGAACATGATGGATTACCCAATTATGGCTGCTCCTGATTTTTTCTACTTGACGGGAGATATAATTTAGAGGAAGATTACATATACATTACTCGGGCTGAGATAGTCTTAGACTATCTCACCTTTTTGTGTCTACCCGTTCGTAAAAGAAAGAAATTCCTACTCATAGCTGAGAATTATTATAAACAAATGAAGAAGAAAATGTCAACATGATAGGAGATACAAAAAGTTTAGTAGAAGTCGGAGTATCAATGGTACTCCGAGATAAGTTTAGCTCTGAAACCGGTAAAATTTCACAATCATTCAACAATATGATGAATGATATGAATGACTGGAACAGGGCTATTCAAATGAGTGCAGGTAATGCTGTACAAAACAGTATGAAATTCCTTGGAGGCATGGCAGAAGCTTATCAGTATTCGGCCAAGGTACAAGATACTATATTCATGGCCTCAAAGATTGCAGGAGCTACAGCTGAGCAACAAACTGAAATGATGCAATTAGCTCAAGCAGTCAATGCAGTTACTCCCTTGACTGCTGCAGATATTGCTTCCGGTCAAAGATATTTAGCAATGGCAGGTAATACAGTAGAACAGATAAAAGATATGACTGGGCCTGCTGCTAAGTTAGCATCTATCCTTGGTCAACCATTTGGAGGTAAAGGAGGTGTAGCTGACTTGATGACTAATATCATGTCAATGTATGTTATACCTTCTCAACAAGCTACTAAGGTTACCGATGATTTATATACTGCTGTAACTAATGCTAATATGTCTCTTACCGATTTGGCTCAAGCTATTACTTATGCTGGAGCTGATATGGCTAATGCAGGCTATGACTTAAGACAGACTGCTGCAGCTATCGGTGTATTGGGAGATATGGGTATTCAGGGTTCATCAGCCGGTACTGCACTAGCAAATATGATTCGTTATTTGCAACTTTCTTTAGCCGACCAGAAAAAGAAAGGGTTTAGTGCATTAACTAGCTTAGGTTTAAGTCCACAAGATTTCTTTGATGCTGAAGGTAATCTTATTCGATTAGATAAGGTATATCGTAAGTTTGGAGAAGCTCTTATGAATAAACCCCTTCTGGAAAGAACTAAAGCTTTCTATAATATCTTCGGAGTTCGAGGTACTCGTGATATCTCTAATCAGATTCGAAATATGATGTCTGGTTCTGATAAGATGACTAAGATCTTAGAACAATATGATAAGAACTCCGGCATAGTAGAACAGGTTACTGAGGAAAGATTAAAGACTCCACAAGGTATTATCGAGGCTTTTAAGTCTAACTTTGAAAACTTAGTAGTGAATATAGGTTCAACTTTAGCTGATGTCTTTAACCCAATATTAACTGTATTCACTAAGATATCCCAATGGGTACAGGGAATAGCTGGTACTTTAGGAGGTCAGATAGTAGTTAAAGCTATTGCTTGGGGTTCAATTACAGCTTTAGTAGTAAATGGTTATAGGTATCTAGCTGCTACTGGTAGAATGCTTTCTACTTATATGCAACAAACTAATACCCAATCTCAGGCTACGGCAAGTGGAGTTAGTAAGTCTGCCTCTGCAGCTGCAGTATTGGAAACTCGATTAATACATATCACTCAGATTATGAGGGAACAATATTACCTTCAAAAGGCAATGGCTTTCGGTTGGACTGCTGGGCCTAGAGGAGGTTGGTATGGACCTAACGGTAAACCCATTAGGAAGTTTGGAATACCTGGCCCAACATTGGGAGGTCTTGGAGGAGGTACTACTAAACCACCTACACCTCCTGCGGGTCCGGCAGTAGCTAGGTTAGGTATGAAAGGCATATTCGGTAGATTGGCTGGATTCTTGGGAGGTCCTTGGGGAATGGCCATTGGTATAGCATTACCTCTTGTAGCAGATTATTTACCTAGGCTAATAGACTCACTGAATAAGAATACTGATTCTAATCTATCAAAGGAAACTCTAACTAGTGATGAATATTTAACCGAGAAAATGGCAAGAGCTATCAGGGCAGCTTTACTGAATGATAAACCTAATGGTACTGTTAACATTACTATTGATGGAGCTCCTGTTGGTTCTGTAGCTCCAGGTGAAACTTTAGGAGTTAATTATGCTACTCAAATTGGATTAATACCTTAAATTATGGCAAGAATATTAGGAAAACTAGCGGGTAAGGTTGTTAAGAAATATAATAATCTTACCCAAGATACTGCTGGAGTACTTACAGGTCCCATAAATAAACTCTGGAGAGCTAAGATACACCTTAACCGATTAACTTCAGGTTTACCTAAGGATACTGCTCCCAGAGGTAAACTGTTTAATCCTAATGGGGCTTTGGGAGAAAGGGAAAGATCTTCCAAGAATCCATTACTCAACAGTTCTCTTCAAAGTATTAGGAGATTACAACTTCAGCATGGAAATCTTAAGATTGACAGAGATGATCCTGCTCAAGGTAGGACTGTAGTAGAAAACAATAAACTTTATGGAGTAAGCCAAGATGTAAGAAAACTGAATCAGGTAATCATATATAATACCAATGTTAGCCCATACCAATATATTGTTTTACAGAATAGACCTCTGAGCTTTGATTTTAGAGGAGAAACAACTTGGGCTACCATTAAGTCTATGGGTAGAAATACTCCTATGTATCATTATACTGGTTCAGAAGATATTGTACAATTCAATGTATCTTGGTACTGTGATGATCCGGATAATCCTGCTGAAGTATTAACTAAATGTAGGTTATTAGAATCCTGGAGTAAATCCAATGCTTATCAAGCAGCTCCTCCAATCCTACAGATTCAGTGGGGAAATTCTGATACATTTGAAGGTCATTATTATATACTTACTTCTGCTACATATTCTCTTTCTAATTTTAGAAATGCTTCTAGACAACGTATGAAAGGCTCAGTAGATATAAGAGAAGACTTAAACCTGTATCCTGCTACTGCTACTCAAGAATTAATATTCAAACGAGTAAGCTCATATAGTTTATCTTATGAGGATATTGTTAAAAGTAAAGCTGCAGAAAAGACTGTGGGTATTTTTACAACCGATAAAATCAAGTAACCATGGATATAACTTCTTATTTAGTTGGAGCAAGTCCATACGATAATGGATTTACTCTGAATTATGGAGATGGAGATTATTCTTTAGAATCCTACCCATTACTTATACCCTCTTCTCCCAATGACTTTCAGCATACCCTGAAAGAGGGTGAAACTTTACAGAATATCGCTTATATGTATTATGGAGATTCTGGTAAATGGTATATTATTGCTGAGTATAATAACATAATAAATCCGTTCACTGAATTAAAAGGTGGAATGGTATTAATGATACCGGCTTATGGAAGTTAAAGCAAATAATCCCATATTATATAAAGGCACAGGTACTCCTTACCTAGCCATTTTTGATAATCAAGGTATACCAGTTATGAACCCTCTTACTGGTATACCTTTAGGAGCGTATATAAGTAGCTGGTCATATGTATATGATGAAGAAAAAGAAAACTTAGCTACAATAACTATTGATACTGGTAATCCAGATACCGTAGATGTAGAAGCTTTACAAGAAAATAGAGATATCTTTTTACAGTGGGGATATATTTTTAGTGATGGTACATTTGTATCAAGCCCAGCTATAAATATCAAAGTAAGAGATTTCGATTGTATATTTGATTCTACAGGTACCCATATAACTATCAAATGTATCGATGGTACAAATCACCTTAGGTTTATGCCACCTCATAAACCCACCGAGGATACCGATGATAGTATGGTTAAATTCTTGGATTCAGGATGCGGATTAAATGTTGGAGTAATAATAGAAAGGTTTGAGTAATGGCAAATATAATAAGTAATCAAGCTTATCAAGCTATACAGGTACCCACAGAAGTTACTCCTGAAGTACAGGGTACCATTCTATATGCCAATCAGTTTAGTGGCATAGGTCAAGTAGGTATGCCAGACGATTTAGCTGAAGTACTTAATTCTAACTTAGGTACAATAGGTAACAATGTTCTAGTTCAACTAGAAGCTAAGATGGCTGCCTATGGTAATGGGCCTTGGTATGTGGATAGTAGAGATGGAGTAATTTACATACATAATCGTAAGTTTCAACAACCTCCTCATCATACCTATATATTCCAAGCTGAAAACGGAGAGGTATTAAGAGTATCCTTTACTACTCAGAGGTCTACTAAGCAGAAGATGATGCAGTTGGGTAATACCATAAAACCAGAAGATAAGCAAATGCAAATCCAGGTAAGTTATATAGATGATCAACAGAATGAGATTCTACATGACCCACTACAGTTAGATGCCCTATCTACAGTAGATGTGCAAAGCCCAGGATTATTTCATAGATCCCCCGAAGTTTTAAAACCTCATGTTGATAGTAAGGTAGAGAAATGGAAAGAAGATAGATTGAAATCCTTAGATGAAGAATTGGCTTCTAAAAAACAAGCTCAAAGACTAAAGACTGAATCTGCTAAGAAAGAATATGATGCTAAGGGTACTGGTTATTTAGATGCAGGTGGTGGATTAGAGTCTATGTCCGATACAGAATTAAGGGATGCTACTTCTCAAATGCTAGAGGAAGCTTATACTAAAGGAGAACTAACTAATATAAAATCTTCTATTGATGCACTAGTAGCGGGAGGAATGGACCTTACTTCTGCAATGAAACAAGTATACCAGGGTTTAAATTTTGTATTCAAAAATAAATACACTGAGGTATGGACTGAAGTTTGGGAAGACCCTCGTTCGTATTCTTCTGGAGAATTAAAGTCTTCTAGTCGTGTGAATAGTATGACTGAACTAAATGCCGAGAAAAGGAAAACTCAGGAGGGATTAGCTAAAATGCAAGAAGACCCAAATATCATTGTCTATCCCTTAACTCTTCATGAAGAATCCTATTATCCTCAAACTTATAACCCAGTCCAAGCTGGTAGAGGTCCTGGAGATAATCATGGGTACTATCGAAGTAGAGTAAAGGTATTCAAAAAAGTAAAACAGCTTTTGAAAGTACCTGCTTGGAAAACTCTTACTAACTTATATGATAGAACTGGAGGAGTAGGTAATAGAGAAAGAGCAATGAGGATAAATGCTAATGGAGGTTTAAAGATAACCGAGAAAAAGCTGGTCTGCCAAATGCAAGTAGTAGGAAGACCTTCATTAAAAACCTCCATGGTACTTCAGCTTTTGAACGTTGGTAAAAGGTGGTCAGGGTATTGGTATATAAAGAAATGTACTCATAGAATGGATGCTGGTACAGGATATATTACTGACTTAGAATTAGTTAGGAATAATGGAACCGCTGGCTTTCAAGTTGCTGCTGGTAATATTAATACTCAAGATGTGGTATCTAATAATGCCAGAAGTCAAGGAACTACTGATGTAGGTAAAAATAAAGCTGGAGATGCTCATTCTTCTGATTTTACCATAAATGCTACTAAGGCAGAATATGAAGCCTTCAAAGCCTTGGATGGTAATACCGAAGAACAAAGAAAGTTTGTTCAAGATATGGTTATCTATAGGGAACAGAATGCTAATACTCCTACCAAAGGTAATGATGGCATCATAGAAGTAGAAAGAACTGTATACCAATCTACAGGTAAAGATGGAGAAGATGTAGTTACCATTACTAATGTTAAACGTAAAAAGGTAGAAGCTACTAAGGATGTATATCGAAAGTATAATTTCAATATAGATTACATTATTAAACAGATGAACCAAGACTTTTCTAAAACTGAATAATATGGCTTATGAATCAGCAAAAACAATAACTGAACAAGGATTAGAATCCTTGGGAAGATACTATTCAGTGTACAGGGCTATGGTAGTTAATAACACAGACCCCGATCATATGAATCGTATAAAAGTGGCTATACCTGAAGTAATGGGAGGAATAGTACTCTGGGCTTATTCAAAGGGTCAACATGGATCTACTGGGTCTGGTTTTAAAATGATGGCTCCTAAGAATGGTGATATAGTATATATTACCTTTGAATATGGAGATCCCAGTAAACCTCTATGGGAATATCATGGTTGGGCTCAAAACCAAATACCCGATATCCTAGATGATCCTGATACTATGGGTATAGTTACACCTAATGGGAATAGAATCTGGTTAAATGATAAAGATGGATCACTCAAGATGTACTTATACGGGTCTGCTACTATTTACGCCGAAGGCCCAGTAAGTATAAATTCTAAAGCTCAAGCTTATGTGAATGCCTCAAAGGTTATAGTGAACCAAGGTAATAATGATGGTATAATCAATATCAATGAATTAACCCAGAAACTAAACCAATTAGTTTCAGAGATAGAATCATTAAAAACTCAATATAATTCTCATACCCACTCCGGTATTCAATCAGGACCCGCAGTTAGTGGACCTGTTATTACTCCAGTCACGAAACCATTTTCTACTTTTAATAAAACAGATTATGAGGATTCTAAATTTGTACACTAATGGCAAATAACTTATACACTAATATTATCGGTATTGGCCCTTTGTTTCCAATACGGATTACTGAGAATGAAAAGGGAGAGAAAGGTTGGTATCCTGTAAATGGAGATATTGAACTTGTTCATAACAATCTATCTGCTCTCCTTTGGTATGATATAGGTCAAAGATTCAGGCAAGAAGATTTTGGTACTAGGCTATGGGAATGTATAGAAGAACCCAATACTCAGGCTTTAGCTTTCTTGGTAAAGGACTTCTTAAAGAAAGCAATCTCTACCTATGAAACTAGGATTACTTTTAAAGGCCTGAATATGAGGTTAGAGGGTACCAAACTTTTCATTGAGATGAATTATGTAATTAATCAAACTGGTAGCCAACAGGTATTGGGTATTAGTTATGATAGGTCTGAAAATATTTTAAAACCTTACTAATATGATAACGAATAAATGGCTAAACCCTTATCAGAGATCTTTTCAACAGATTAAAGCTAAGTTGATTGAATCTCTTACTACTATCAAGGATAAGAATGGTCAGACTCTTATCACGGATTATTCCGAAGGTAATATTCTGATAATTATCTTGTCTTTGTTTGCAGCTATTGCTGAAGTACTTCATTATTACATTGATAACGTGGGTAGGGAATCTTTCTTATCCACGGCTCGGCGTTATGATAGTGTAGTAAAGCATGGCTTATTGGTAGACTATCATCCAAGAGGAGCAGTAGCTGCTTCAGTAGATGTAATCCTAACTCGTGATCTTACAGGTAGTAACATTGCTTCTAGGTTAACCATCCCAAAAGAAACCCTCTTTACAGATGTTAACGGTAATCCCTGGCTTTCTGCTAGAGACGTAACTTGGTATGCTAATGTTACTACTTGTAAAATACCCCTGATTCAACATGAGAAATATAATCAGTCTGGGTTGTCAGGATTAGTAATACCTTCAGAAGGTAGGCCAGAAATTACAATAGGTAAATTACCTGATGGTAAATACTATGAGCATGGTACAATGCAATTATCCATTGATGGAACTACTTGGACTTTAGTAGATACCTTTGCTTATTCTAAACCTTCAGATAAACATTTTATGGTAACTGTCAATGCTAGCCAAGTTGCCGTAATAGTATTTGGAGATGGTACCTTTGGTTCTATACCTTCTGCAGGTCAAAAGGTAACATCAGCAAGCTTCTATATCACCACGGGTATTCAAGGTAATGTACCAGCTGGTTCTATTGTACAAACTCCAGCTATAGTAAAAGCTTCTATATCAGAGGCTACCACTAGTAATCAATATGCTGCAGGAGGAGGTTCTAGTTATGAGAACTTTGGTATGTTAAAAGAACATATACCATTGAGTGTTAAAACTCTTGGAGTAGCTGTAAGCAAACAGGACTTCGTAGATTTAGCTATGCTAATAGATGGAGTAAATAAAGCTGCCGTAGATTATGAATGTGGAAGAAAGCTTACAGTATATATCAGTGCTGATAATGGTGGAGTAGCTGATTCTGCTATGATAAACAAGGTTTATACCCAACTATCACAGAGAGCTCCATTAACCACTTGGCTTCAAGTTAAATCTGCAGGATTAATAGATATAACCTTAGAGATAGAAGTAACCGGTAAGAAATCTTATAAGACCAACGAAATCCAAGCTCAAGTTCTGAATGCCTTATACAATGCTTATTCTATTGAGAACTCCGAGATTGGGGGCAAAGTAAGAATCTCAGATATTTATGCTTTGATTGATAACCTATCTACGGTAGATTACTTACATATCAAGAAGTTCTATATTAAACCTTGGCCTGTTACCATATATGGTAACAAGGAATTACTTCTTGGTCAGTTTAAATTAGAGAAGGCTAACGGTTCTATGACCTACTTCATAAACTTTACTGGAAGCAATTCATACACTGTAAAAGCTTCAAGTGGAGGATTCCAAACTACTGGTTCTGTAGGTAGTACCATAAATATTACCGATAAAAATAATGGTATTACTTTCTCTTTGGACATCCAAGCAAACGGATATCAACAAGGATATCGTTACTCTATTACTATCTCAGAACCTAATATGGATTATGAAGATCCTGGATATAACTTACCTGTATTCCAGAAATCTTCTCAATTAACTTTAACTGTTCACGAAACTGTTTAATATGATAGACCTTAAGAAACTTATAGATTTCCTACCTTTTGAATATAAAGACCAAGACACTTATAAGGTAGATGGAAAGGGTATCTTAGAAAGGTTCCTAGAAATTTGCGGAAGTTATTTTCAAGATAATATATCCGCAGATATTGAGAGTTTACTAGGAATAACCGACTTTGATACCTGTCCAGAGATTTATTTGAACTACCTCTGGGAAAGCTTTGGGCAATTGCCTTTTGCTCGATGGAACAATATAGATGAGGAAGCTTTCAAAACTTATTATAATGGGTTATTAAGTGAAGCTGAATTGAATGACCTTAAATCTAAATGGATATTACCCAAGAAAGGAGCTTTAACCTTATCTACTAAACAGATAAGAGATTTACTTAAGTATTCTATATCTTTGATAAAGATAAGAGGTACTTCTCAATTCTTCGAAATTCTATTTAGGATGTACGGGTTAAACTGTACTATTGATGATCCTGCTAAATCAGGTTATGATGGTTGGTTAAAAACACATCCATACTTTGACCAAGATCAGTACTATGATAAGGCTAATTTCGATAACATTTATGGTTGTAGTCAATGTATCAATGTAACCTTCCGTATAACTGGTCACGGTTATTCAAGTAACTCAGGAGAATTTATAGGGTTTAGAAAAGCTATAGAGAACATAATCGATAGATTTAAACCTTATCATGTAGGGGCTACTATCGATTATGGTTTTAAAGTAGATGATAATTATAAGATAACAGCTGAGTTTGTAGACCCAAATATAAACACTATTCAACCAGGATATATAACTTCTGTACCCATTAAAGTAATTGTTTCTAGTAATTATCAAGATGCCGATTTAAGATATCAGGTATCTGGAGATGGTAATACTTGGGGATATAATAAATATGAAAAGGGTACCATCTTTAATGCTACTATAGGTAATCAGACTTATTACTTTAGGAGTGTAGGTGATCCAACAAAGATTACTCAAGTAAGGGTGGGATTAAAAGAGATAGTTAAATCTTATAATATATCGGTTAATCCAACTACACTGCATATTACACCAACTAATAAGGAGGTATCGGCTACAGTTACAGCTACTCTTTATCAAGAAGGTAAACAGACTCCAGTTAATATACAATTGGTTGGGGAAACTGAAGTTAAGCCTTCTGGTTCAACTTATAAATTTAAAGAGCCAGGTACTTATGAATTCCAGATTGTAGAATACCCAGTAAAAAGAGTTTCACTGGTTGTTACTAGAGAACCTAATAAATACAAGGTTAAATGTACTCCAGAAGAATTCAAGCTATCAAGTAATGTAACTAGTTTAGCTAAAACCATACTAACTATAGAAGATGATTATGATGAGGAAGGTTTGGAATGTTACTTGATTGGTAAAGATGATACTAGGTATAAATCTGGGGATACTTTCCAAACATTTGGTACTGGAGTTTATAAGTTTGCTTGTACTAAGGATAATTTAGAGAACTTTGATGGTATAGGAATATTTACCGTATATACCAGTATCTCTAAATTCACTTATCATTTATCTAAAGAATATCAAACTTTATCTTTAGAGATGGGAAGTGGATCTGTAAATCAAGAACTTTACTTATCAGTAACTCCCTCTGATGATCCCGATAATCTTATAGATTATGGAGTTAGTATTTATTGTGATAATACTAAGTTAACCGATATTACCTTGAATAAATCTGGTAATGGTAAAGCTAGTGCTACTTATTCATGCAATAAACCGGGAAGTTATAAAGCTGTATGTAAGGGAGATCCTTCAGTTTATACTACTTGGTCAGTATATAGTTATACCAAACCAGAAGATCCCTATATTTATATCGAAGCAGTAAATCCTTCAGATCCTAATTGGATATCTCCAAAGGATTGGGCTAATACTCCAAATAACCAGAAGGTAAATGTATCATATCAACTTGCTGAAGGTAAGTCGGTTACTATCCGAGTAATGCCTTTCGAAATAGAGGAATATGATTCAGTATTACTTATGGAAACCGGAGCAGAGTATAAATTCGAAGAAGTTATTACTTTAGATAAAGCGGGTACCTATACCTTTGTTGGTAAGGGTAATAAAGACAAGAAGGCTACATTAGTAATCAAAGACTATAATCTTGAAGTTAAGATAAGTTGTAGTCCTGAAAGAGCTACTCTAAGTGGGCAAGGAGAAGGAGAAGTATATACCACTGTGGTATGTTCTTCTAATCATAAGGATTTTATAACTGATGTAAGATTAGTGGGTCAAGCCGATTCACATCCAGTACCATATAAGTTTGTAACCTCAAACCCAGGTACCTATATATTCGAAGCTGTTAACAAAACTGATGTAAGGTGTACATTCAAAGTTACCTTAGCTTTTGAGGTACAACCAAACGAATTGGTTTGGAACTCTGATGATATTAGTAGTAGAACTTTTGAAATAGACATACCAGAAAATACAGCATGGAGAATAACCCAGAAACCCCAAGAATAAATCAATATCAAGATATGTATACTGAAACGTCCACCACATCTATAGTATCTAAGGGATTTACCGTAGCTTTTGCTACAGAGTGTATTCAATTGTTATATGATCTTCGATGGATGATCCTATTAGCATTCATATTGATAATTGCCGACTTCTGGTTTGGAATGAATGCTAGTAAATTAAATGGCATACCTATTAGAAAATCCAGAGCTGGAAGAAGAACTTTTAATAAGATAATAGATTATATATGTTACTTATTAATGGGAGCAGTTCTTGGTAAGGCTATTGGAGAACCCTATGGGTTAGATCCCCTAGTAGTATCTATAACCGTATTGGTAGTATGTTATGGATTCGAAGTGGATTCTATTTATGGTCATATATGTACATTACACGGAGTAGAAAAGAGATACAGTATCTGGAAGATACTTTGGTCTATAGTAACCTTGAAGTTCAATAACTTATCTGAAGCTTTCAAGGATATGTCAGAACAATCTAGGAATTATAAACAATCTAAAAACAATAGTAACAATGAAAACGTACTTTAAATATGAGGGTTTGATTAAATCTAAGGAGGCAGCAGAAGCAATTGCTGCCCCTGTTGCTCTTGGCCCATTCTGTGGATTCGGCTCAGTTAAGGTATCTGGTAATAAGCTATCAGTTCAAGCTAAAGCAGAAAATGGTAAGGTATTCAAGAATGATGTAGCAGATAGAATTACTGCTAGATATATGGTAAAGAATTCTGAAGATGGAGAATCACCTCAGATAAACTTCGGATGTATTTCTAGGGATGGTTATATATTCATCTCTGATGATGAAGAGATAGTAGTAGATAATATCCAAGGTGCTCAAGGGGCTAATTCAGATATCTTCTTATTCGCAGTTCATCAAGAAGTATCAGAACCAATTGAAAACCCTATTACTTTCGTAGCATATTGGTCTTCATCTTATGAAAGCTTATATACTCTGTATAAACAATCACAGAATCCTTACTATCCCTTAGCAGAAGACAAAATCTCTTGGGATATAGTAAAGAATAATCCTGCTTCACATGAGAAATTAAATTATACCTATCTTAATTCTCAGGTAGAGGGTGCTTGTGAACCCTACAGAAATAGTAAGAATACCATGGTACTGATTGGAGTATATGGTTCTGGTACTGATGCTAATACGAAGGAGTCAGAAAACTATGCAATCATCCCTTATGGAGGTTGTTTCCCTCAACCGCTACCCTTTAACTCAGCCTACAATGGGATCATGACCCATTCTATTCAAAGAGTAGAACATGTACTGGAAGGATTCGGAGGTAAAGATGACCAGACTAATGGTATAACTAATCTACAAGAATATCTTACTAATCTGAAGAATGAGCTTATAGAAATGATTAAAAACTCGGCTTCTTCAGTTCCCACTGGATTAATCGCTATGTTTTCAGGTACTACTCCTCCAGATGGTTGGGCATTCTGTGATGGTATGTCTGGTAGACCTAATCTATTGGGTAGATTTGTAGTAGGGTATGATCCAAGTAATCAGGATTATAATACCATTGGTAACATGGGAGGAGAAGCCTTAGTAACTCTTACTCTAGACCAAATACCACCACATAGTCATAAGATTACATTTAAAGAGGAGAAATGGGGAGACAATGCTAAGAATCGACCATTCCCTAATCATACTAGGCCTGACTCAGGTTATACAGCAGATACTCAAGTAACCGGAGGAGGTAGTCCTCATGAGAATAGACCTCCTTATTTCGTACTAGCTTATATCATTAAACTATAATTCTATATAAACTTTTAAAATTATTAGGGCTTTTATATTTAAAGAACAGCTAATCGCTTTCGTCCAACACACAAGTGGAATTCTTATTGGGAAATAAGTTACACTGGAAAGGGAACCTCATGCACTGGGTTCCCTTTTTTTATGTTAGTAATGTAAGTCTTCTTTAGCTTTCTCTTCCCAATATCTTATATCTTCTTTAAGTTCTGAGATATATCTTACCGAAGATTTAGTTCTAGGCATATCAAAAAACTCTACTAATAAAATGTTAGTGATACGAGAACCATCCTTGATTCTCTCTTTAATATAGGGAGGAGGACTAAGCAATATCTCGAAGATCAAATAAGCATCGGGAGATAGGTTCTTCTTCATATATTTATATAACATATCAAGCATTTCTCCTTTAGCTTTCTCTTCTTCTGTATCATCTTCTAGTTCTTTATCATTATCGAATAAATCTTCTAATTGGTAAAGATTCTGATGATATTCTGCTCCCTCTCCATAAGCAGTTCTTAATAAATGATTCTTAAAGGTACTGAGAGAAGCTAGTATCCTTGCTTTTAAATGTTCTTCTTCACAAGTACCGTAATATTTATTAAAGACAAATAACATCTTATCCCAGAAATAAGAACTTATGATATCGGGTGTAACATTAAACCTCCTATTATCAATTTGCTTAGTAAGACGTCTGATAACTGGTTTACAGATTTTATACATCCTATCAAAAGTTTCCTTATCATAATTTTCTTGCATAGGCTTCAACCTATGTATCTCTGATCCGTTGTTGCCATTTTCCTTTATCTTCATAAGTCTATGTTTTAAAATGATATGCAAATATAAGTATAATAAATCAAATATAAAATAATATATTAATAAAGTTCACCTAGAAGCTGAGGATTAGTGAGTACTAGGATGAGAGTCTATATGTACAACTCTAACCGAGACTATAGAAATCTATATGATTATACTTAATTATATTGCAATATGAAAAAAGATAATACCAAGTTTGAATTTGACACCAGCTTTCAATTAGAAATCCTAAGGTATCTCTTAAAGGATAAAGAGGGAGGTCTAATAATCAAAAAGATTAAACCAAGTTACCTAGTTCTGATTGAGCATTCTTTAATTGCCGAGGGCATATTTAAGTTCTTCAAAAAGAAAAACAAGATGCCTTCTAAGAATATCCTTAAAGAAGTTATAAAAGAATTGCTTGAATCTAAAAATTACGTTGACCTGGTTACTAAGGATGATATACCCAATATCCATAAAATAATCGATGACCTATATTCAAACCCCTTGAATGATTCTGAATACATTCGAGAAAAGATATATCAATTCTCTACCTATGTAGAGATGAAGAACTTGAATGATTCTTTTGATTTGGATAACTTCGAACAATACGAAACCTATTCAAGGAAAATAGAAAAGATACTTCAAAACTCAAAACCTAAGAAAGATGATGAACCTATCTTTATGATAAGGGATATTACAGAAAGACAATTCAAACGTCAAGCAGAACCATCTGTAATACCTTGTCCATTTAGACAACTTAATGATATTACCAATGCTGGAGGTTACCCAGAACATTCGGTAAATGTTATTCTTGATAAACCTAAAGCGAAGAAAACCTTTTTCATGGTCAATCTGGCAAGAGGTTATTTGAGAATGAAGAAATCAGTATTATATATAGATACGGAAAATGGTAAAGATCAAATCATGGACCGATTTATTCAATCATCTATCAATAAAACTAAGAAGGAATTATATTCTGGGGAATACGATAAGCTTGAAGCTAAACACCTTCGTAAACTTGCAAGGTTTGGAGTTGAACTAGTAGTTGAGAGAGTTCCTGCCATGATTACTGATTGTAATTATATCCGAGACCTCATTATCAAGCTTAGAAATCAGGGGCTTAATATTAAGGTGTTGATGGTAGATTATGCAGGAAAGCTTGCTTCAATTGCTGGTGATAAAGATGACTTCGAACGTATATCAAATGTATATATCGATATTCAGAATCTTGCTGAGGAGATGGATTTAGATATTGTTTGGACTGCTCATCATATTACCAGAGAGGGTAAGAAACATAGGACTACTAGATATGACGAAAATGATATCTCTGGTTCTATTGCAATTGTTCGAAATGCTCATACTATAGTGGGTCTTAATTCTACAGAACAAGAAGAGAAGGATGATATACTTCGTTGTGAATTGGTAGTACAAAGGGATGGTTTACCAAGTGGTAGAGCATTATTTAAATGTGATGTTGAAAGGCAACGCTGTGTAGAGTTTACTAAAGAACAACGTAAACAGTACGATGAAATATATGGTGAAAAGCTCCAGGAATCCTTTAAGAAAAGAGGGAATCCAGATGCTAATGAAGATAAGTATAACAATAAAAATGGAGATATATGATTAAAAGATTAGAAGGAATTCAAAAGGGTCAGAAGGTTTATGTAGTACCCTCTGATTCAAGGTGTAAACCACAATGGGCAGAGGTATACTCTGTAGGTCCTAAGAAAATTACTCTAAAGGATATGACCCCAGATTTAAGAGAATTTGATACCCGGGATGGTAGGAGTATTAGATGGCAGGGATGGGAACTCTTCCTTTCAAAGAAACAATACGAAGAGTATCAGGAACTTTTACAACTTAGGAGTAGAGTAAGCTGTGCATTTGATCAAATGGTAAGGAGATGCGAAGATATAAACAAACTCAGAAGGTTGTATAAGAGATACAAAGAATACTACGATGAATTACCATTTTAACCATGAGTAAGATTACTGGTGAATTTAAAACCAAGCTCTACAATTATTTTATTAAGAGCTTGGGTGCCTATGAATATAGAAGGGGATGGTTAAAGTTACCAGTATGCCCCTTCTGTCACAGGGAGCACAAAATGGGTATCAATCTTTCATCTTATCGTACTAATTGTTTTAGATGTAATTATCATATGAACCCAGCACAATTGGTAATGGATGTCGAGGGGTTTGATACCTATGCAGAACTTTTAAAATTCTTAGACAATGGAAACTTTACAGATAGGGAGTTTACAGAGGAGAAAATTGAATTGGCTGATGCAAAACCCGTCTATTTACCAGATGGCTTTAAACTCATTAATCAAGGAACATCACAAGTTGCAAGAAGTATTCGAAACTACATCACAGGGCGAGGCTTTACAATTGAGGATACTGCAAAGCATGGGATCGGATATGTATCTTCAGAAGGCCCATTCTTCGGATATCTCATTATACCCTATTACTATAAAGGGACGCTCAGGTACTACAATGCGAGGAATGTTATTGGACAAGGCCCAAGATACAATAATCCAAACAAGGATATTACGGGACTTGGAAAGGAATTCATTATCTTCAATCAAGATGCCCTCGACATGTATAGCTCGGTATTTATCTGTGAGGGAGCAATCAATGCACTTACTATGGGAGACAGGGCTATTGCCACCATGGGCAAGGCAATCAGCGCTTACCAAGTTAATCAACTTATCAAATCTCCAGTCAATAGATTCATACTTTTATTAGATTTTGATGCGAGGGATTATGCTATTAATTTAGCTCTTAAGTTAGTAGCTTATAAAAAAGTTAAGGTGGTATTATTTAAAGACAACAGAGATGTAAATGACTTAGGTAAGAAAGCAGTACTAAAAATGGTTTACAAAACTAGATATCAGAGTTATCAAGATTTAATTAAGTTACGGAATGAAAAGTAATCTGTCAAGATGGGGCTTATCCCGATATTATATTACCAAAGGAGGTATACTGTATTTTAAAACTTTAAACAAGGGTTGGGTAAAGAAACCCTTCAGACTTTTAGAGAGTAAGAAGAGGAAGAAGTATACTCAATCACTTTTGAACGACGAAGGCAAATATGTTTATGGGTATTTACATAGGCTAGTAGCTATGGCTTATATACCTAATCCTAATAATTACCCAATAGTTAGACATCTAAATGATAACCCCTTAGATAATAGATTAGCAAATTTAGCTTGGGGTACACAAAAAGACAATGTTAAGGATTCTATAAAGAATAATTCCTTCCATTTCTTAGAACACCCAAGTGGACCTAATCATCCAAATTACAATAAGCCTCCCCATAATAAATTATCGCTAAGAAAAGAACGTAGAGTATTACGTTTATATTATAAAGGTCTTAATATAAAGGATATACAATTAAGGCTAAGATTAAAGTCTTCTACCTCAATTAGAAGAATACTTAAAAACCGTAGCCTATTGAAATAAGGATTTCCTATTATAATATATAACTTAAAAATATAAAGATATGCCTAAATTAAATGAACATAGAATAGTTAAACGTCTTTCCTTTTAATTATGAGGGAGGCACTATTGGAATGTTTCAAACTTATTACGTAGTAGAAGAATGGTATGCTCCAAATGATTATTGGGGATGGCATCCAATTGCTATTACTACTAAAAAGGCTTATGAACGGTTTAAAGAAACTGGAGAATGTATTTATAAATATTATGGGAATCGAATATGAAACAATTATTAGAAGCTATAAAAGCCAAATATTTGTGCCTTCATGATTGGGAGGCAATATATAGAGTTGAATATATTGATGGTTGGAAAATCCTATTAAAATGTAAGAAGTGCGGTAAACTTAGAAAGAGAATAGTATGAGAGACCCCTCTATTCATATAACTAAGCATCAATTCGAAAAAATCCTATCTCAGTTAGAGGTATATAATTTTCCGATTGATGCTTTCTTTGTTATTGCTCGTAAGGAAGCAATAAATACTAGAGTTGTAGTTGTTACAAACAATAAGACAACTAAGAAAGTTTCTAACATTTTACTAGCATCTAAGGGAGATGCTGCTTTAGTTGCTGATATTATATATGCAACTCGTATAAAACTAAAGCATAGAGGAGTTAGAAAAATAAGAGAAACAGAACCAAGAAATTGGGCAGTATGTAAAAAGATAGCAGAGCTATGTAATCAATTCTGTGAAGATTTCCAATTAGATACCCGGGAAGGTTTTATCAAATACATCGAACTTGGTATCAAGAAAATGGATGGTAATTACAATAATCTTTTAAACAGGTTATCTTCTATGTCAGAAAAGATTTCAGATTTATATTCTGCTACATTGGAAATGGAAGAGGATTCTGGTAATGCTAAAGCTATACATGATTACTTTATAAAGAGAGTAGCTGATGTTACTGGCATATATGAATCATTCGTTAATCAGCCAGATAAATATATACACTTTGTAAGGTTAGATAAATTTCTATCAGAGAAAGGGTGGGACCCAATTCAATTCATAGATGCTCAATTTGAATCCCTTGCTTGGTGTAATGGTTTACCTGAACCAAGTCAGATGTATAATGACAAGGCTATAGAAAGGTATAATAAATACTTATTTAAACATAAAAATCAATCCTCATCGGAGGCTCCTAAAATAGAAGGAAGTCTCTGGTCAAAAATTAATCAATCATGAAAGCTTTTAAAAATCGTTTAGAAGAGATGGCAGAAGCCACAGTAAATGCTTTGGATTATTCCGATAGCAAAGTAGAATACCAAGATATTTCTAGGGTTCAGAAATGGCCTAAGGAAATAATCTTACCCTTATATGATTTATACAAAAATACTAGGTATTCAGAATTAGCCTCAATCATTATGTATACTCAGCATCAAGCTAGGTTTGGAGAAATAGGGGAATTAATGCTGGGTATCGGATTAGTAGAGATGGTACATTATGATAAACTGGGAGACTTCTTATTAAAGGCTTCCGATGTAATGGATACCGATATCCCAGGAAATAACCAGTTAACCGTACATCCTATAATAGATCTTGGTACTTCAGCAGAATCTGCTTTAAGATTATCATTACAATCAGAGAAAGAAACTCTAGAAGAATATCAAAAAGTATTCGATTCTCTGAATAACAAAGAAGAGTATATAAAGAGAAGTGATTATATTCCAGTTACCTATCTTATCCAGAAATTCATTGCTGATGAAGAATATCACATTTCTCTTTTAAAGAAAGCTCTGAAAGAATACGAGGATTCCGATGACGAACCTAAGAAATGTAAATCAGTAACAGTAATCATATGAAAATCATAATTCGTAATTGTAACGTTGCAGAATTAGATATACCCCTAAAATATGCAATGAAGTTATATAACGAATTTGCTATCAGACACCCCAATGCCTTTTACCTCCGTACTAGGCAACGGGGTATGCAAAACTGGGATGGCAAAATAAAGTATATAACCAAGACTGGTCAATTTAAGATAGGCTTACTTCCTTCAGTATATAAAAGATGTATTGAACTTGGAATTAAGCCTATCATAGTAGATATGAGACAACCTTTACCTAAAGTCAGTAAAGTTGTAACTCAGATAGGTAAGTATAAATTAAGACCCGAACAAGAGAAAGCTGTTAAGGCAATCTTATCTAATAAACTAGGTGAAACACCTTTTCAGATTGGGGTATTAGATTATACAGTAAATGCAGGTAAAACTCTGATTATGTCTGCTTTATATTTATCCTATAAGAAGCAGTTAAAGACTTTGCTTATAACTAATGACTCCGATTGGTTAAATCAAGCTAGAGATGAATTTAAGCAATATCTACCGGGAGAAGATATTACCTTTGTTCAAGGTAAAGTTTTAAACTGGAGTAATTTTACCATTGGTATGGTTCAATCTATTTCTCGGAATATGAAATATTATCAGAATGAACTTGCTAAGATTGATATGGTATTAATCGATGAAGCTGACCAAGGAGGTAGTAAGCAATATCAGAATGTGATCACTAGGTTATTTAATACTCGAGTTAGAATCGGATTATCTGGTACCATTTATATGAGTAAGCTTGCCAAAGATAAAGTTAAGAATATGAATTTGCGTTGTTTCTTTGGCGATGTACTAGCAGAGTTTAAACTTAAGGACTCGATTAAGAAAGGGTATTCAACAAAGACAATTGTAAAAACAGTAGAAGGTAAACCTTGGTTTGGTAATTGGGAATCAGATTGTATGTCCTATAATGAAATATATGATGATTCCATTACCCATAATAAGATTGCCTGGACCATGGCATTAGATAGGTTGAAATGGAACCTTAATCAAGGTAGATATCCTGCTCTCGTAGTATGTAAGCATATTGCACACTGTGAAAATCTATGCAAATTCTTTAAAAAGAAGCTAGATAATAAATATAATATTGCCTGTGTTCATGTTAATACTCATACTAAATTAAGACAACAGATAATGAAAGATTTTAGGGAAGGTAAAATAGATATCCTTGTATCAACTACAATTATTGCTCGAGGTAAAAACTTTCCTAAGCTCAGATATCTGTTGAATACTGCCAGTATGGATTCTCAAGAAAAATCAATTCAGTTCTTAGGACGATTGGTAAGAAAGGATGAATCCAAATCCAAAGTTTACCTAGATGATTTACATTATCCTGGGAATTATTTAAGTAGGCATGGGAATCATAGAAGAAAGTATTATCAAGATCAAGGACTTAAAGTTATCCGGTTAAGTAAGCTCTGGGATAAGTACCCTAGACATAAGCCTTTTCAAGGATAATAATTTCTGACTATGAGTATATACTTTTTCTCCGTAGGAGGAAAGGTATATTACATGTTACGTTAAGAGGCATTAACCATTAATAATCATAAACAATGAAGATTCTACAAAAAATCAAATCATTATTCAATTGTTCTGTAATACCTCCAGAACATATATTCAATGGTATAGGAATAGAATATATAACTCCTATCAAAAAATCCAGGGATAAGCCTGATGAAATTCGATATTATTTTATGATTCATTTTCAATCTGGGTTAGTAATCAAAGTTCAGATATATACTTCTGAAATAGAAGTACCACCCATTCTTCTGTCTATCAGGGAACTATTTATAAATGGTATAGGACATTCATATATTACTATGTATCAAGATGAGATGATGGATGTTCAAATCATATTGTTCAAATCATATCATAAGATATTATCATAAAGAATTTTAAATTGGGAATTATGGCAAAGAAGAAACAAACTTTACCTGATATCAAGAATCAGGATCCCTTAGAACCTATTAATATTGCAGAACTAGGTTCTAATTCAGACCCCTGTTTTGGTATTGGTTATGACTTATCAACTAAAGAATGTAAACTATGCGGAGACTCAGAATTATGTGCATTCAAGATGTCACAGAATATGAACATCACAAGGAAAGAGCTAGAACAGAAGAATCAATACAAGGATTTGGATGTATTAGAAGACACAGTTGGTATCAAGAAATACATCCGAGGCTTGATTCGGAAAGGGAAAGACAGAAAAGAAGTTATTACCAAAACCATTGAGAAATTCGAAGTACCAAGAAAACGTATTAGAGAACTTTATAAAGAATGCAAAAAATAGAAATGATATGGGCTATGTTCAAGGTATACCTTAACAACCCAAATTACTATGTGAAACAAGAGGATATACTTGCTAATGTATGTGGCAATGGAAGCAGAGATGTAAGGAGGATGATGAACTCTCTTGGTATTAACAAGGGAGATCCATCAACATTAACTTATGGCCAACTTTTAAAACAATGTAATATAATATGAACAAGTTTAGATTTATCAAAGTAAGAGACGTAAAATCTCCCTCAAGAGGAAACGAAGGAGATGCAGGATTAGATTTCTATATCCCTAAAGACTTAACTCTACAGGATTTAGTAAAAGCTAATCCACAGTTGATATTCCATTGTGAAATACCCGAACCTGGTAAAGTAACACTTGAATATAATTCAAATAACCAGGTACAAGTAATTTATATTTCTCCCTTTACTAGAATACTTATACCATCAGGTATCAAAGGTTTATTAGAACCCAAAGATTCTATGCTGATGGCAGCAAACAAATCTGGTATATCAACCAAGAAGGGGCTTATATATACTGCCGAGATAGTAGATTCTCCCTATACTGGAGAAATTCACATAGGTATATATAATACTTCTCATGAGTTTCAAGTAATAGAAGCTGGAACTAAGCTAGTACAATTTATTCATGTACCTATTTATCTTACGGAACCCGAAGAAGTAACTTATGGAGAATTCTACAATGATGCTTCAACTTGGGGAACAAGAGGTAACAATGGATTCGGATCAACCAATTAATAATCATAATATATGGCAACTTTAGATGAACTAGCGAATAGAATATCGGTATTAGAGAATCGATACTCAACTTTAAACAGTGTAGTGAACGGACATACTACCGAGATACATAATCTTGATACTAGATTAGATACTGCAGAATCTAAACTAAATAATCATGAGGAACGGATTAAAACTCTAGAAGTTAAAGTAGAAGATCACGAAAGGAGACTTCAACTGATAGAGAACTCTCATATAAAGTATACCGTATCAAGAAAGGTAAAATATCCCAAGAAAGCAGACCAGGGATTCTATCTGTATCTTCCTGAAGATCTTACGATTGATATTCTCATGGAATACAATAACGGAGTAATCAAACAGAAATGGAACTGGTTGAATAGAATCTTCAATCCACAAGGATTCGGTAAAGTATCTTTCGACTTAGATAGAAACAGTGAGGGTCATATTAAAACTATCGTTCTTGGTCAGAACACCAGGTTATTAATCCCAACCGGTATTCATATTGAAGAATTCACTCCAGTTAAGTCTGTACTGAAAGCTGCAAATGAAGAAACTAATTCTATCAACAGTGGTTTAGTATACGGTATAGAAGTACTTGGTCAAGTTCCAGGAGATGAAGTAGTGGTAAGTGTATTCAACCCAACTTCTGAAATCATTGGAATCGAAGCTGGAAGCGTATTGGTTCAAGTATTACATTTATTCTCTTATCATACAGTACCAGAAAAAGAATAGTTACTATGGATATTTCTAATCTGAAAGAAAAAGCCCCTGAAATTAAACAGGGGCTTGAACTTGAGAATATGTATGAGATTGGCTATCGTCAATTAGACTGTTATAAACCCTTAGAAAGGTTACCAGAATATCCCATGGATATTAACAGTACTAAAAATCAATCTCTTATGAAAACCCTTATATCTCAAGTAGTAGAGGAGTTAATGGAGGGTTATGAATCTACTTCTAATATAAATGATATTCTAGAAAACAAGGGATGGAATACCAATTTATATACCGACATAGAAGAGATTCAGATAATCAACAATCTACAGAATGCTAATGAAGAACAAGCAGATGCAATAGGATTCTTCTTATCAGCTTTGATATATGCTAATATATTGCCAGAGGATATCTATAGTTGGGCAAACAAAGAACTGACTAAAGGGCAAAAGGCAGTAGAAAATTTAGAAGACGTAATGGCATTCGGCATTCATATGATTTTAGAGATGGATGCCGTTAGTAGTATATTCAAAAATTTCAAGCTAATATCCGAAACAATTGAGGATAAAACTTCCGAGTATATAAAGGGATTCAAGGAAATGAGTCCAAATTTGCATACTGATGAGAAAAATATTTTGTTTCAGATAGTGTATGTTTTGAATCTTGCTAGAAATACTCTTAAGAATCGTACATGGAAACAGTCACCAGTAATAACTAAAGAACTAGAATTCCAGGATAGGCTGGTAGAGGCATTCTATTATTATATGGGATTCCTATCAATAATGGGATTTACTCCATTGGGTATATACGAGCTGTATTTCAAGAAAGAACGGTTGAATGAATGGAGAATCACTACACAATATTAGGTTAATATACTCGACAGCTTATATAAGTACTATGGTATATAAACCTGTCTCTTATACACATCTCCGAGCCCACGAGACTAGCGCTCATC